GGCGATACCTACAATTGGTGCATGTGTGTCTCGGAAGGTGCCATAGCCATTTTGCGCTCTCTCGGCTGGGGGCCTGTGCAGGAGGCAAGGGATAAGGCGCTGGAGGATGCGGCGAATGCTGCTGCCCGCGCATCCGTAACACCGGGCTACACGACGAATGAACATATGATGGCACATCGCATCGCCGCCGCCGTCCGCGCACTCAAGGGGAAGCCATGACTGGTACGGTATTCGATCTTGCGACGCGTGGCCCGTAGTGCTATTATGCGACGCTAACCATACAGGAGATACGCAAAATGGACATTGATCTGAACAAGTCATATCTGACCCGTAGCGGACACAGGACGGCGTTGCTGATGACCGTCGGCGGCGGCGAGTTTCCCATCATCGGGGCGTACGAGCAAGACGGCATCTGGCGTCCGTTCGCGTGGCGCAAGGACGGCACCGCGAGCGGTTTGGGCGCGGGCGCTTTCATGGACCTCGTAGAGAAGACGATCGAGCGGGATCTGTGGATCAACTTGTACCCCAACGGTGCCGCCGGGGGAGCGTATGCCACCGAGGAGCTGGCCAAGGCGCAAGCGGGCACCAACATCGAGGCCCGCGTCAAGGTGAAAGTCACATACAAGAAGGGAGACGGACTATGATGAAGACCGGCGGCACGTTAAAAGACAACGTCACGATGGGCAAGACGTACACGACGGCGGACGGCAGGGAGGTGCGCGTCTTCGCCTTGGATGGCGGCAGCGATTATCCGGTGCTGGGTGCCATCCGTCACGACAACGGTTGCTGGGTGTCCGCCCGGTGGACCGTGAATGGCTTGTTCTTCAATGACTCCTGCAACCACCCTTCCAGTCTAGTGGAGGCCGCACCCCGCATAGCGGGCTACGTCGACATCGACATCTCGGGTGGTATCCCGTTCGTGGTGGGCTGGCGCATCGCGGAGGGGGGCGCGGCCCCCAATGCGGTGAGTGCGCCCCGCGACAAGAACAAGCGCGACACCCGCGTCCGTTTCAACTTCAACGTCGAGAAGGGATCCGGCCTATGACCCGCCCCCACGTGTATGATGAAATCACCAACGTCTGTAGCAACTGCGGCCTGTCGTCGTCATTCGTGACCGAGTCGGGCCTCGTGGACTGCGACAGGGAGAAGATGGTCGCCGCGATCGACGCGATCGACAAGCTGCTGGAGCGCCGGGTGGAAAAAATATCCGCCCCCGCCCCCGGCCCCGCCGTGTTCTCGCACCGCCCGCAGTTGCGCATCGTCGGCGTGGCCATGCTGTGGGATGACATTACCATCGTATCGATGCCGCCCCCGATGAGGCACCACAATCTAATATGGGAGCTGCGCCGCATGGGGGTGGACTCGTCCATCGTCAACTCCATGAAGCAGGGCTTCATCTGCTCCGAGGGGAAGTTCCGGTCACGCATCGCCGCCCGCGAAATCGCCCTCGTGGCGGGCCAGTTGAAGACCGGCATGTCGACTCATCCTCATGAACTGTTTTCGGAAGACGTGTGGTAAGGAGATACCTCAATGACCAAACCGACCAACTTCTTCACCGCGATGGCGGACCCCCTGCTCCACATGGGCGGCGGGTTCCTGCTGTCGGTCCCGATGCTGTTCACCGGCACCCCGCTGCCCGTCATGATATACGCCATGGTGCTGCTGGGCCTGTTCCGTGAACTGGCGCAGGACAACAAGTCGAATCTCATCGCCGCGATCCGCGACTTCCCCTCGTGGACGATCCAGCATCATGCCGAATGGCTGGCGTGGGGACTGGGGCCGGTATTGCTCACCCTCGCGTGGAGGGTAGCATGACCGGCCCCGCCAAGACCGTCATCCGCGACGCCCGCGTCCGCCGCATGAACGCGAGGGTACAAGCTTCCAAGAAGGCGAGGCGCGTCAAGAAGGCGCTCCTCGCCGGAAAGACGACCCGTGGCCTATACAAGGCCCCGGGTTCGTAGTATATTGACAAACCACCCCGGCCCGTGATTATATACTCGGACCGGGGTATCCCGGCGCAATACATCACACAGGGGATACCCAATGACCAAGCAATTCCTCCCGTCCGCCCAGCAGCAGAAGTTCCTCGACTGGTGCGTCACCGGCACCGGCTCTTGCATTCTCGAGGCCGTCGCCGGTTCGGGCAAGACCACCACCCTCATCGAGGCCGTGACCCGCATCGCGGGGCAGGTGGCCCTCGTCGCCTACAACAAGAAGATCGCCTCCGAGATTGACGAGCGCCTCAAGGAGCGCATGATCGACTGGAAGAAGGCCAAGGCGGGCACCTGCCACTCGTTCGGGTTCGCCGCCTTCCGCAAGGCGTTCGCCAACGTGCAGGTCGATGACAAGAAGGTGGAGCGCATCGCGGAAGCGCTGATCACGGAAGGCTCCGACCTGCGTCCCGACCTGTCGCGCATCGTGAATATGGTGTCTCTCGCCAAGCAGCGCATCGTCGGCGTCGACAGCGACATCAATGATAACGCCGCGTGGTCGGACATCATCATTCACCACGACATCTTTGACGACGTACCCGTCGGCCATTCGCTCATGAACAGCCGGGTGGCCGCCGCCCGCCAGATACTGGCCCTGTCCAATGAAGACGTCCGCAACATCGACTTTGACGACATGATCTACCTGCCACTGCTGCGCAACATGCGCTTCTGGCAGTACGACGTCGTAATGATTGACGAGGCGCAGGACACCAACCCCGCCCGCCGTCTGCTGGTGCGCCGCATGCTGAAGCCCAACGGGCGGCTGATCGCCGTCGGCGACTGCCATCAGGCGATCTACGGCTTCACCGGGGCGGACAACGATTCACTCGACCAGATCCGCCGCGCCTTCAACTGCATCGACCTGCCGATGACCAACACCTACCGCTGCCCCAAGAACGTGGTGGCGTTCGCCAAGCAGTGGGTCGGCCACATCGACGCGGTGGACACCGCCCCCGACGGCAAGGTGTCCACGATGACCACCGCCGACCTGTTCCGGGATCTCTCCTCCAACGGCGGCCTGTCGTCCGCCGCCATCCTGTGCCGCAACACCGCGCCGCTGGTGTCCCTCGCGATGCGCTTCATCCGCCACCGCTTCCCGTGCAAGATCGAGGGGCGGGACGTCGGGGCGCAGCTCCGCAAGATGGCCACCCGCTGGAAGGTGGCGGACGTCGACCAGTTCGAAGACAAGCTGAACGACTGGGCGGGCAAAGAGACGGCCAAGGCCCGCGCCGCGAAGAAGGAGTCGAAGGTCCAGCAGATCGATGACACCGTGGCCACCCTGCACGAGATAGTCGAGCAGTGCCGCGCCGAGGGCGCACCGACCATGGACGCCGTGGTGGCATATATCGACGGCCTGTTCTCGGACAACGTGCGCAACATGCTGGTGCTGTCCACCATCCACAAGTCCAAGGGCCGCGAGTGGGAACAGGTCTACTGGCTCGACCGGGCGACCACCTGCCCGTCCAAGTATGCCACGCAGGACTGGGAGAAGGATCAGGAGGTCAACATCCAGTACGTCGCGGCCACCCGCGCCAAGCGGGAACTGATCGACCTCATCCCGCAGGAGGAACGGCGGTGAGCCGTAGTACATTGACAACTACCCCGGCCCGTGGTTGTATACCCGGGCCGGGTACCGGCACACAGGAGATGACCACCATGACCGCTATTGACCTCACCCGCTTTGACATCGCCCCGGATTATTACAAGGACGGCCTCTGGCACTTGTTCGACACCGTTTCTCGTTCGAATTACCCAGTGTTCAGCGGCACTGAGAAAGCATGTATTGCCCATTCCCGCAAGATGGCCCGCCCCGTACGCCTCACCGATGGCCGCACCGGCTACGCCTACAAGAACCACGAGTTTTGGTACAACCGTAATGGACGCGTATGGTATGCCTATCGCATATTGAACGCGGCGGGCGACTTCGGCGAGAGCGTTAGCGCCTACACTCGCCGCGAAATCATTGAGATGATCGATGATGATTTCGTTCCCAAGCAATGACGCAGGAGATGGCCGAGATGGGTGATTACCACAAGAAGGAACAAGTTACCCGCCACCCCAATTTCGTACTGGCCGACGCCCTGCACGAGGCTGGGGTCGCCCTGATCCGGGCCGCAGCCGACGCCTCCGCCCGGGTGGCAGTGACGGACCGCCCCGAGCATGTGCCGCTCGATGCCCTCCTCCGGGCCGCACGGAGCGCCGGGGAGGCCCTCATCGCCCTGACCGCCTATACGAGGGGCTTATCTACCGCCGTGGCCAAGGAGAGTACCTCTCCGTGTCACGACGGGCCACTGGAGAGGACGACTGACAGGGAGGAGGGAGCGCCGATGAAGTAGCATTTATCACCTATCAGCCTTAACCGGCGGTGGGACGCGTCCCCAAAGGTCCCACCGCCACCATTACAGGAAACGCTCAAATGACCGCCAAGAAGCCCAACCGCCCCCCGGGGGAACCGCTTACCGACCGCATCCTCGAATTGTGGGATGAGGGACGGGGAATGTCGAAGCGCGGCATCGCCAAGAAGCTTGGATGCTCCATTCCCAACGTGCACCGCACCCTGAAGCGGTACATGAACAACACTACCGAAATCGCGCCGCTGCCGACCCCGCACCAGCAATGGCTGGAGGGAGAGGCCCGCAAGGCCAAGGTGCCGGTGTCCGTCTACCTGCGGGCCGTAGTGGTGGACGCGATCGAAGAAATCATGGAGCAGGACAGGAAGAGGAGTAAGTGACATGCCCAGTCATGACGTATACTCGCTGTTCGGTCTGGCTCTCATGGTGGCGGGTGCCGCCGGGTGGGTCCTTGGAATCCTGTGGCCGTATATGGGAGTTCGGCTACGGGGCGACCCCCCGGCGGACGAGTCCGCCCCCCGCGTGTTTACCCGCATCTACTCCCCGAAACCCATAATCAAGATAGGAGATTGGTCATGATCGCTGAAATCGAAGAGGCCCTGCGCTCCGTGCGCGAGACTGCCGACCGGCAAAACGAGCAGCTCATGAACGAGCTGAATTCGCTGGTCGACGTCCTCAATTCCGCTCAGCTGCTGTTCTCGGAGCGCATGGCGGCGATCGCCCGCTCCCGGTCCGAGGCGTTGCGTTCGGAGTCGGAGGCAGTACGCCAGTTCGACACCGTGTTGTCCAACGTCACCACTTCTATGCTGACGCTCAAGAAGCAGCTGGGCGACGGCCAGATGGTGGGCGATGCCAACGTGCTGAAGCTGCCCAAGCGCAACACCGGCAAGGCGTCGACGTATGACCCAAGAGGCCCTAAGGGGGCGGAGGGTACGCCCGGTGCCGCACCGGCGCTGTCTACCGGGGGAAGCGAGAATGGACCGGCGGGCGGTCTGGAATCGAGCGAGTCATGATCATCCTGCTGGCACTGTCCATGCTGTTCCTCAATCACGCGTTGCGGCTGTCCGCCACGGAATACGCCATGGGCCGTCCGGCGAACCAGATGCTGAACGAAGCCAAGTTTTCACAACTGGTGGGATTTGGGTTTCTGTTCGCCGCCGTGCTGGCGGGGTATCACTCATGAACGCCGCCGTACTCATCGTGTTGGCGGGGTGCGTAAGCCCCGCCGACGTCCACCCGCCGTCTCGTATGACGACGCTGTACATGTGTCCCGGGTTCACCAAGGACGAGCAGTCGCGCCTGTTGCAGGAGACGCTGCCCGCCCCGGTGCCACCCAAGGATGGGCTGGTGGCGGAGGCCCACGACACGGCCCCCGCCGTCAAGCAGTCGAAGCCAAAGAGAAAGCACTACAGGCATAGGAGGAGAAAATGAGCGGATGGCCGCAAAACGTGTACCAATGGATGTGGTGGGCGTATTTCTTCTGGGGATCCTTCGGCGGCTGGGTGATCATCTTCATCCTCGCGCACGAAATCACCAAGAACTGGGAATTCCGCCACCGGTTCATCGCACCGTGGAGATCCTTCAAGCATTACGCACGTAATGGATTGACACGGTGGATCCGGTAGTGCTACCATGATGACGCGCCCATGACGGGTGCCAACACAGGAGATTGAAATGACTAACGACAAGAAAGCTGAAGTACTTGAACTCGTATCGCGCCTGTTCGCGGCAGGGGTCCAGTTCAAGGTGATCCATGACGGCAGGGAGTATGGCAACACGGCGTTCCGTGACCTGACTACCGGGACCGAGGTGCGCGTCAGCCCGACGGCCCGCAAGCCCGGTCCGTACTACGGCGCGGTCAAGGCCCTCAAGGACAAGGCACCGCCCAGACCCGCCCCCGTGGCCGAGGCTCCCGTGTCGTTCCGCGAATACGTGGCCAATTACCTCAAGGACATGAAGCCGGAAGACGAGGTGGTGATCCCGTACAACGGCAAGCGGGTGGATTCGGTGCGCGGCGCGATTTACCACTGGACCGCCAAGCAGTGGGGCGTCGGCTCCGTGGTGATCGGCACCGCCGTCCGCCGCAAGTCCTGCCGCGTCTTGCGGGTATCGTGATTGGCACGGCGCGGCCCTTATGCTAGCGTACTGACGCCAATGGGTGAGGTTATCCACGGGCGTTTCCTCCCAAACTCAGGGTGGGCCGCGAGGTCCACCCCTTTTCAACACAGGAGATTGACATGGCTTACGAACAAAAGGACATGACCGGCGCTCTGTTCCCCAAGAAGGACAAGAAGCCCAAGCAGCCCGACTACACCGGCAACGTCATGATCAACGGCGTCAAGTATGACCTCGCCGGGTGGGTCAACACCGCCAAGACTTCCGGCATGAAGTTCCTGTCCCTGCGGGTCGAGGAGGGCATTCAAGCCCCGGACACCGCCACGTCCGATTCGGGCGGACTGCCGGGTCTGGACGACGAGATTCCCTTCTGACCGTCATATCTTGACGACCGTATGCCGCCCGTGGTTATATACAGCAGATAGGGACACCAGATGACAAAGAGATTCCGCAAGGCGTTCGCGCCCCACCCCTCGCCCAAGTACGACACGGCTCCGGTCAACGAGCTGGCGGATGAAATCGTGTACGTGTGCGGGTCCCCGATGTTTGACAACATCATCGACCGCCGCGACATGTTTGAAGACAAGATCGTGGAGGCTTTCGACGGGGACTTTGACCCCGAACTTGACGTCATCGTGGACTTTGGCGACCCGCTGGTGTTCGCGATGATGGTGTGCTACGCCGCCATACTGTGCGTTGACAACGACGTGCTGGGCAGCAGCACCCCCATCACGGTGGGCAGGTATTCCCGCGCCACCAACAAGTACGTAACTCATGACATATGGTTCTGAAACAGGAGATGACTACCATGGCCCGCAAAGCAGCAGAAGCCCCCGTCGACATCAACACCCTTGAACTGTCTCCGCCCCCCGACACCAAGTATCTGGCGCGGGTGACGGCCATGATCGACAAGATCAACGACCAGCTGGAGAAGCTGGGCGGGATGATCGACGGAATGGATGAGGAAGGGCCTAAGGACACGCTAGCCCTTGCCGCCACCCACTATCGCAACCTGTATGCTCTGGACAAGGCGATCGAAGAGGTGCGGCTCAAGGCGTCGCGTCAGGCGATCGCATACCAGAACCGCATCCTTCCCGACCTGTTCCATAACGCGCAGCAGGACACGGTGAAGACCCTCAACGGGTACACGGTGTCCATGTCCATCGATCTGGGCGTCTCCATCCCGGAGGGCAAGAAGGACGCCGCTTATCAGTGGCTGATTGATAACGGGCTGGGGGACATCATCACTTCCACCGTCAATTCATCCACGTTGAAGTCCGTCATCAAGGACCTCGACGCCAAGAATCTCGAACTCCCGGCGGACGACATCATGACCATCCGCCGGTTTCCCAAGTACTCGGTCCGTGGCGGATCGAGGACGGCCCCCTGACGATTGCGGGTAAGTCAGGCAAGGTCCATTCATCAACCCCGTCATTTATAGAAAGCAACGACAATGGCAAAGCAACCTGAGAAGAAGAGCGAAGCGAAGAAGCCGAGCGAATCCAAGCAAGTGGCAACGACTCAGTCGGCACCGTCCAGTCTGGCGGCACCCGACTGGATGAAGCAGTACGCGGGACAGGGCACCGAGGGCATCGACACCTCGACGCTCGACGTGCCGCGCATCGCCCTGATGCACGATAACTCTCCCGCCGTCGAGGAGGGCCTCGTGGAGGCCGGTCACTACTGGCACCGGTCCTTGGCCCTCGATCTGGGCGAGGAGGTCACCGTGGTGCCTCTCCGTGTCGAGGACGGGTATGTCCTGTGGGACCCGGACAAGGACAACAACCGGGTGCTTGCCCGGGGCGTCCGCAACCAGCGCGGCGTGTGGGTCTGGGACCCGGCGGAGACGGAGTTCAACGTCCGGATCGGCGGGCATGACGTCAAGTGGAACACGGCGGCGACCATCCGCGATTCGGGTCTGGCCGACTGGGGCAAGAACGGCGTGAAGCCGATGGCCAATGCGGTCATCGACGTGCTGTTCGTGGTCCCGTCTCTGGGCCTCGACGTGGTGGGCGTCTACACCTTCTCCCGGTCCGCTTACGGCATCGGCAAGTCGTTCAAGCAGCAGATCATGACGAAAGCGGCGGCATTCCCCGTCTTCGCCCTGAAGTTCAAGCTGACGGCCCACACCGTCACTTCCAAGAACGGCAAGAAGCACCTCGCCCCGATCATCAAGGCGGCGGGCCTCGTGGAAGGTGAGGAAGACTTCATGAACTACAAGGCCCTGTACGAGAAGTACAAGGCGGTGGGCCTAAATCTAGCTGCGCCGGAAGAAGCGACGGACAGCGTCGGAGACGACGCCGACCACGAAAAGCGCTTCTGAGGCACGGGGCGGGGGACTGGTGTCTCCTGTGTTAACACCCCCGCCAGCGACCCCCGGGGCGTAGAGTCCCCGGGGGTACATTCCGATCAACACACAGGTAGGAGATGAACATGCCGGTAGCCCACGTAAATTTCTACGTAGACGATGACATGGTGGCCCTCGCCAACAAGCTGCTGGGGGTGCTGCGCACCGGGGGCGATTCGGAGACGGCCATGCGGCGGGTGCTGGAGGAATGCGGTGACGCGTCCCTCGACAAGCCCGACCACGGGCTGCGCACCGTCACCATGATGATGGTCAATTTCTACGCCCTGTCCATGATCATGGACAACAAGATGCTCCAATACGGCAACTGGATACGGGCCGAGATGGACGCCAAGGGGCAGGACAGCAGCTGGGTCATGCACCCGGCGGAGTTCTTCAATCTGAACAAGGTGGCACAATGAAGACGATCGCTGACGTTGGCGAGGTGTTCCGGCGGCTGGCCGTCTCGGACACCGTGGTGATCGACGTCGAGACGAACGGCCTCGACTGGCGGGTCAACCACATCGTCGGGTACGTACTGACGTTCGGTGACCGCGACGAGGATTCGTACTACATGCCGGTGCGGCACGAGTCGGGTCCCAACCTCGACGCCAACATGGTGAAGGCCATGATCGTGCAGAGTCAGGACCGGCCCCGCTTGTGGATCGGCCACAACATCTCCTTCGATCTGTCGATGCTGCACCGCGAGGGCATCGTGCTGGAGGGGACTTTCGAGGACACCATGCTGAACGCCGCGCTGCTGGATGAGTTCCAGCGGTCGTTTTCGCTGGAGGCATGTGCCGAGACGAACGGGGTGCAAGCCAAGAAGGGGTCCGAGATGTACGAACATCTGGCGGGCATGTTCGGCGGGCTTCCTGGCAAGAACCAGATGGCGAACTTCTGGCGCACCGCCGCCGACGACCCGGTGGCCATCGACTACGCGACCGGCGACGGCGTGTCGACTTGGCAGTTGTGGGAGCGCCAGCAGATATACCTTAACGGGCAAGACCTGTGGCAGGTGCACCGCGTCGAGTGCGACTTGATCCCGGTGCTGTCTCGCATGACAATGCGCGGCATCCGGGTCCATGAGGACCGGCTGTACAAGCTACATGACGTGATGGTGAAACGCCAGAAGACGGCGCAGGAGGCGATTGGCGAATTGAATGTCAACTCCGGTCCGCAGCTCAAGAAATTCTTCGAGAAGCACAACCTCACCGACTGGCCGACCACCGAGAAGGGCAATCCGTCGTTCACCGAGGAATGGCTGCGCACCAACGAGCCGGGAAAGCAGATCCTCGCGGTCCGCAAGGTGAAGTACATGCTGGAGTCGTTCATCGACCCCATGATGTCGCGCCATCTGTTCCGTGGGCGGGTGCACTCGCAGTTCAACCAGCTAAAGTCCGACGAGTTCGGCACCGTCACCGGGCGGCTGTCGTCGTCCAACCCCAACCTGCAGCAGGTGCCGAAACGGGTGGTCAACATGGGGGTGCCGTTCCGGTCCATCTTCCTGCCCGACGAGGGCATGGTGTGGGGGTCCGCCGACTATTCGCAGTGCGAACCCCGGCTGCTGGCCTATTATTCCCGGTGCAAGGTGCTGCTGGACGGTTACACGCAGACCCCGTCAGTCGATGCGCACACCGCCGTGGCCAAGGCCGCGAACATTGATCGGCAGTCGGGCAAGCGCCTCAATCAGGCGCTGCTCACCGGGGCGGGCACCAAGAAGGCGGCATCGATGCTGGGCCTCCCCATGAAGGAGGCGCTGGCCATCGTGGACGAATACTTCAAGGCGATGCCCGAAATCAAGGATCTGCAACGCCACGCGTCCTCCGTGATGGTGAAACGGGGATTCGTGAAGTCCATTCTCGGGCGGCGGGCGCGGCTGGAAGCCTACGGCAAGGAATACAAGGCGGTGAACCGGCTGCTCCAGTGCAGCAACGCCGACATGATCAAGCGGGCGATGGTGCAGATCGACGCCCTGTACCGGTCCAGCGGCGACGGCATCCACTTGCTGAACAACGTGCACGACGCGCTCGACTCCCAGTTTCTCCCCGGCAAGGAGGAGGTCTACCGCGAGGGCCTCCGCATCATGTGTGACGTCCCCGAGATAGACATTCCCATCGAGGTGGATGAGGACATGGGGGACGACTGGGCGATCGCGTCATACGGATCGGAAACCTATGGCAAAGTGATGAAGGAGACGGGCCTTGAATGAACTTGACATTCAGAAGCAACTGATAAAGGACGCGAAGAAGCTCCCGGGCACGTTCGCGAAGCAGATGTCGTCCAAGCTGACCGGCGGATTCCCGGACCTGCTGATCAAGGTGCCGGGGTACGGCGCGGTGTACGCAGAAGTGAAATTCGTTAACAACCACGCGGGAAAGGGGAGCATCAAGGTCAACACCACCGCGCTCCAACGCAAGGTGATGAAGGACATGGTGTATGCTGGATTTCAAGTCGAGGTGTGGGTAGTGGTGAAATATAAGGACCTTGACGTGTACTTGTATCGCGTGGCCCCGGACGTCACCTCCGTTCCATTGCAGTGCCGCACGGAGAAGAAGGGAAGGTTTGGGTGGGACATGCGCAACATCGTCAATAACCCGATCAAGCTATATTGACGCAGTACGTGCGTCATGGTATCGTAGTATAGATGACAGGAGGACTCAAATGAATGACATAATGCACGAGACGTATAACGTATTCAAACAGGGCAAGGCGTCGGTGCTGATCGACGGCCAGTTTGGATCGACCGGCAAGGGGCTTGCCGCCGCGTTCCAGTGGCAACAGGCTGACCAGCACGGCGCGGTGGACTGGAGGAAATTCATCTCCGTCACCAACGCCGCCCCCAACGCGGGCCACACCACGGTGCTTCCCAACGGGCGCAAGTTCGTCACCTACCATATGCCGACGGTCGGCGTTCTGGCCAAGGAGTCGACCATCTACCTCGACGCCGGGGCCATCATCGACCCGGACCTCCTCGAAAGGGAGATGAAGGATCTGGGCGTCAACCCGGACCGGGTGGTGATCCATCCCCATGCGGGCGTCATCACCGAGAGCGACCGCATCCACGAGCGGTCCCGCACCTCCGGGGCCACCGCCATCGCCTCGACGCAAAAGGGAGTCGGCGCGGCTCTGGCCCGCAAGATAATGCGCGAACCCCCGGTGGCCAAGAACGTCGCGGGCCGGTTGCAGTCGATGGGCGTCGCCATCGCCGACATGGATCTTGAAAGTCACCTTTCGGGCGGTCACACCATCCTGATCGAGGTGCCGCAGGGCATGAGCTTGTCCCTCAATCACGGGTTCTATCCGCACTGCACGTCGCGCGAGGTGTCGGTGTCGCAAGCCCTGTCGGACGCGGGGTTGCACCCGCGCTGGCTGGGGCGTACGTTGATGACGCTGCGCACTTTCCCCATCCGGGTCGGCCACATCTACGACGGTGAGGGCAACGTGATCGGCCATTCGGGGGGCGTCTTCGATGACCAGCGGGAGCTGTCGTGGAACCTCGACCTACCGCACATCGAGCCGGAACGCACCACCGTCACCAAGCGGGTGCGCCGGATCTTCACGTTCTCATGCGAGCAGTACGAGCTGGCGCTGCGGCGGCTGCGCCCGGACATCGTGCATCTCGGGTTCTGCGACTACTTGAAGGACAGGGCGGCGTTCACCGAGTTCGTGGTCAACATGAAGGACGTGTCGATTGATGCGGGCATTGACCCGGCAGTGTCATACGCTTTCGGGCCGTCGACGGCGGACATCGAACTGTTCTACGGTGACGCCGTGCGGAGGTTCAAATGACACGCGACGAACTGCTCGACTTCTCCGCGTCGATGGAGATGAAGCTCCGCAAGCGCGACGGCTACGGGGGCTGGCGGACCCTGCCCCTCGACTATCTGGTGAAGAAGCTCAAGGGCGAGATGGACGAGCTGATCGTCGCCATCGAGCATGAACCGGCGTCGGACGTCATGAACGAGGCGGTCGACCTCGCCAATTACTGCATGTTCATATGGGACATCATGCGGTCCCGCCCGGACACCCGCACCAACCTCGTGGTGCGCGGCAGCAAGGACAAGGCCCATGAATAGGGAAGACATCATCCGTCCTACCCGTCCCTTCACACCCGACTTGCGCGACATGGCCTTCGTGCCGCGCTGGGTCATCCTGCGGCGCAACCGCCAGCAGTACCTCGCGGAGCATTCGTACTTCGTCGCCGTCTACGCGGACCAGCTGGCCCGCTTGATCGGCTGGACGGGCGACTACGCCGCGCTGATGCGCTACGCGTTATGGCACGACATCGAGGAGACTATCACCGGGGACATCCCGGGACCGGCCAAGCGGGTCATATGCAAGGACCGGTCGGTCACCCCGGGGGCCATGATATCGATGGACCGCGTCAGCGAGACGGCAAGAGCCAAATTTGGCAACGATTTTGCCAACGACATTCCCGACGACAAGGGGACACATGCCATCGTGTCCATGGCGGACTCCATCGAAGAAATGTCCTATCTAAACGACGAGGAGGACTCGGGAAATAACCGGGTGCATTCCATCCGGCTGGACGCGTGGAACCGGCTGGAGAGCAAACTGAACGCCCTGCCGTGCGACCACCATACACAGATGACGGTGTATCAGAAGCACCTGAGGCCGTTGTGGATGCCGAGGGAAAGCGGCCTCCACGTGACGCTGAGGGACGACTCATGACTTGGCCCTTTTCATTGCCGCCGCTGCCGGTGCAAGCGGCGGCACTCGCGGCTGCCCGGGGGCAGGACGGTTTCGGGTTCTTCATGGACCCGGGAACCGGCAAGACCGGCCTGACCATGGCGGAGTTCACCTTGCTGGCCGACGAGGGCCAAGTCGACGTCATGCTGGTCGTCTGCCCCAATAACCTGTGCATGAACTGGAAGCACGAGGCTCACAAGATGGGCTTCAAGTTTCCAGTCGCCATCTACCCGGAAAAATGCCCGGACCGGGGCATGTGGGTATTCAACTACGAGAAGCTCATCACCAAGGCGTTCGATGACATCAACAGGGTGCTGGCCCGCAAGAAGTTCTACATGGTATGCGACGAGAGCCACCGCATCAAGAATTTCAAGGCGAAATCATCCAAGTCGGCCATCTACATTCAGGACAAGGCCCGCATCCGCCGGGTGATGACCGGGACGCCTCTGGCCAACAACGTGGTCGACCTGTGGGCGCAGTTGCGGGCGATCGACCGCAACCACCCGCACCGTAATCCCTATACGTTCCGCAACCGCTACGGGGTCATGGGCGGATGGATGGGCAAGCAGATCGTCGGCACCCAGCGCGAGGACGAATTGAAGGCGATCATCGACTCCTGCTCGTTCTCCGCCAAGAAGAAGGACTGGATGAAGACGCTGCCGCCCAAGGCGTATTACACCCTGTCGTACGAGATGACCGGCAAACAGGCCAAGATGTACCGCGACATCTACAAGGAGCGGTTCTTGGCGCTGGATGACTCGGAAATCTCCGCGCAAATGGTGATCACTGCATTGATGAAGATGCAGCAGATCACCTCCGGGTTCATGATGGACGATACCGGAAACGTGGTGTCGGTGTGCGACTGGGCGGAGACGCCTAAGATACAAGTGGTGTCGGAGCAATTGCACGAGATCCCCAACAAGGTCATCCTGTTCGCCCACTACCGGGAAACGATTGACCGGCTGTGCGCGATGCTGGACAAGGACCATAAGCAATGGACCCGGGCCGTCATCCGGGGCGGGTCCAAGAAGGCGGACGTCGAGTCGGCCAAGAAGGAGTTCAACGACAACGACTTCTGCCGGTTCCTCGTGGCCCAGACGGCATCGGCCAAGGAGGGCCTGACGTTGTTGGGGTCCAAGCTGATGCCGTGCGACACCACGATCTTCGTTGAAAACACGTACAGCATCATAGACCGTACTCAGGCGGAGGACCGCAACCACCGCCACGGCCAAGAATCCGCGCAGGTATCATACTACGATCTGGTGGGGTCTTCCATCGAAGAGTCCATCATCTCGGCCCTGCAGGATAAGACGAACCTGATCGAAACCATAATGGAGAAGAGAAATGTCTGAACGCATGAAGAAATACGTCGCCGCGCAGAAGAAGCGGGGGTTCAAGATGGTCGCCATCTGGGTCCCGCAGGACAAGATCGAAGGCCTCCGCAAGACGGTTGCCCGGTGGCGGGCCGACGCCCTGTCGGGCAAGAAGGCGAAGGGAAAATGACCGTCCGCCAGATGGACCGCATGTTCCTCGTCGGCACGGCGGTACTGTTCGTCCTGATCGCGGCAGCAATCCTGTGGTGGTAACATGACTACGATGAAAGACGTTCTCGACCGGGCCATCGACGCCGTGTGCCGCGACCGGGGGACCACCCACGGGGCCGACACCGGGGAGAGCTTCGAACATATTGCTGCCCTGTGGTCAGCATATCTCGGGGTAAAGATTCAGGCTTCCGACGTACCGCAGATGATGGTCCTGCTCAAGATCTCCCGGGCCAAGAAGGGCGATCCTTCGTTTCGGGACCACTACGTCGATCAGGCCGGTTATGCGGCAGTGTCGGCGGAAGTGGTGGCCAAGACGGTAGTTCCCTTCTGACACGAAAAGGACCGGCAGCGGGCTGAAACGCTGCCGGTCCCCACCAGAACGGGGAGTCTGTGCGACAGACTTTGAGCGTTCGGAGCCTCCTGCAGCAAGTCATGCCCTGACGCGCGGGCCGCGCTTTCCGGGAAGCCCCGGAAACCTACCAACCTCTTTCAACGATGAACTGATAGGACCAGCTGGCGTTGGTCAGCGCGGTGAGACGACCGGGAGTGCCGGTCTTCTGTTCCAGCGTCCACCCGGCGTTGCCCGCAATGAGGGACGCCGTCTTCGACGTCACAGTGAGGGACGGTGGTATTCCATACCAGCTGCTACCCGAAATCGATGCCAGCATACCTACCCCCAGCACGAACTGCCCGGACGAGAACCCGATGTCCGACGACAGGCACTTGAGCTTCAAGAAGCACACGCGCGGGTCGGTGCCGACGTTATGATTGACCGACGCCGTAGTGGCGTCCGCCGTCAGTGGCGTGGTGAACGATCCCACGTACTGGCCATTGTAGGCATATTCGACGGTGCTGGTTACAGCGGACCCGTTCGTTATGGCCTCGCCCACGAACACCACGTCGGCCTGAGGAGCGGCGGAACCGTTGCCCAGATACCCGATCATCTCCCCGATGTTGAAGGTGAACAAGCCGGAAGTCACCGCCGGGGTGCCGCCCTGCTGATATACCGGGGCGACCGTGGTGGACCCGGGGGTCAGCGTTCCATTCGCCACCGTCACATAGAGATAGTTGGTGGAGTTGGCGGACAGGCCCGACCAAGTGAGGTCGGAAGTGGCCGCGCCGTTGAAGTTCTTCGGGCGACCGTAGGTGTCGACGCCGTTCGCCGACGTGACCGCCAGCGGGTAGGTGGTGGACAAGTTCTGCGACGTGACCGATAGGGCCACCGCCGTAGCCGGAAGAAAATCAGGCAGACCGGACGAATCGAACGGCCCGTAGGTGACCGTCTGGCGCACTGGCACCGGGGGAGCGTAGAACGACGCGTCGGCGGCGAGGAACTTTCCCGCCTTGGTGTCGCCCGCCCCCGGGGACGGGACGAGGCCTTTCAAGCCACCTGACCCGGTGTCCCCGGTGACTGCGTTCAGATTGGCGGTCGCCTGAGTGGCCGTCATGTCCACCGGGTTGCCGTCGACCAAGGTGCCGGTGTGGACGCCCGACTGCGAACCGGTCGTATTGAGTGACGCGCCCGACAGGGTGGTGGAAATCTGGAACGAGTTGGCGTCCACCACTACTGACACGTAGTAGGTGGTCGATGCCGTGATGCCGGTGGGCAATGCCCCCGTGGTGGTGAATGACACCGCGTCGTTGACCGACCGCCCGTGGGACGCCCACGAAATCACCGCCGGGGATGCGATGGTGATGGTCACCGTGGCCGTCTGAGCGGGTACCCCCTTGAAGGTGGCGGCGTTTTCCTTGGCCAGCTTGGCGTTCGACACCACGCCCACCGCGATGGTGGTGGTGATGGGAGAGTTGCCGGAACCGGTGACGTCGCCCACCAGCGACACCGACCGCGACTGGCTGTCGGACAGGAACACGTTGGTGCCGTCACAATACACGATGGTGGTGGTGTCCTTGGCGACCGAGACGGAGGTGCCGCCGCCCGCGCAGGAGATGGTCACGGTGTACGACGATGACGAGGTGGCGTTCCACACCGTCCACTGGCCCGCCACACCCGACGGGATCTGGTAATTGACGTTCGCGGTGATGGTGCCGGTAAACTTCCACGCCATATACTGGCAATCGACGGCGGCATATGACGGGCCGATGGGGGTGGAGGTCAGCACCACCGGGGTAGCGGTCACGCCGGTCACGTTGAACGACTTCATGCCGCCGAGCGCGATGTCGAGGAACCCGAAATTGAGGTTCAGCGGCGAATCCCAGCTGGCCGAGTTGTTGGCGGGTTCGAACAGGGCCTTGTTGGTGGTGGCAGTCATGTACCGGACCTCAGATGTTTTCGTTGGCTATGGATAGCGCCTTGGCGATCGCCTCGTCGGGCACCTGCAGCAGGGGCGTCGTGGTGTCGGCGTGGGCCTTCTTGGCCCTGTCGGCGGCAGAGACGAGGCGGGCAGCCACCTTAGTAGCGTCCAGCGCCACGCGGCCCCCGGAGCGCCTCTCCGTGCGCCCGCCGGATGCGTACTGAGGCTCCGCCGGGAAGTAGGGGCGCGATTCGTCGGCGACCGGCGATGTCTGGCGCTGGTCCTGCGCCATGTTCACGGCCAGAGGCTCCGCCACCCGCAGGGGGTAGTTGAGCTTGCCCACGGCCTGTGCCGCCGGTTTCGCGTAGTGTGATGCCTTGCCCGCCCCATAGGCGACCTTGCCGGTAAGGGACGGCGACTGGAGCGCATGCTGGCCGGTGGTGAATGCCATCGCCCCCAGCGCGTGGAGGGGACTGCCGGTGTATGCCGTGGCCGCGATGCCGCCGAGGTTCACCGCCCAGTTGACGTACTGCATCAGGCGTTCCATCGCGGCGGGGCCTTTTCCGGCAAGAGTGGCACCGGCCACCATCGCCGGGATGGTCGGGTCCTTCTTGGCCAGCTGGGCGATCAACTGACGCCCCTGCGGGTTCTTGGTGCTGCGGATGAACCGGGCCAGCTCGTTGTTCGCGGCGACCTTGTTGCCGGTGCCGAGGGTCTTCACCAGATTGTTCAGATTGTCCTGTATCTCTTGGTAATTTTCCATAAGGTCAAGGTATTCGGGCGAGATGTCCGCGATCGCCCTCTTCACGCCCGCATGCGCGGCCAGAACGGCGTTGCGCTCCGCGCTGCCCGACGGGTACTTCTGCGACTCCTGCCACAGCTCCTGCTTGAGCTGGTCGAAGCCTTCAAGACGGCGAATGGGGGACCCCGCCGGTTCCATATGACGGTTGATGACGTTGTTTTCTACCGCGTCGAGGACGTCGTGCGGACCCTGACTGAGCGACAGGCCCCGGGGCGACAGGCGCGACCGGTACTCATCGATGGCGTCATACACAGGGTTGAAAGGAACGTCCACCGTGGTGGCCCCGGTCAGTGCGCCCTTCTTTGCGGCCCACTCGGAGATGTCCTCGTTCTTGATCGCGTCGACTGCCTTGGCGGTGCGGCGCGAGAATTCGGTGACATCGCCGTTGCCCGACGCGAACGACCCGAAAGCTTGCTTGACCGGGACCGCCGCCGGTCCGTGAGACGCGCCCGTCTCGAATGCGGTGGTGTACGATTCGGGCGGCACGTTGGACGCCACCGACGCCATGTGCTTGGCCGTCTTCGGTGCGAGGCCCGCGATGCCCTTGGCCGTGGCGATGCCGCCCTGCACCGGGTCCATGACGTTGCCGAGGATGGTGCCGGTGCGACCAGCGATCTTTGCCGGGATGGACAGCGCCTTGCCGATGGTCCCCGCCTTGCCCAGCATCTCTGCGCCCTTCAACGCAGCGGACGCGCCCCCGGTAACCGGCATTGCCGCCGTGGTAAGGATCGAGAACGGGTCCTTGACCAGCGTTTCCTTGAACTTGGCCTTGTTGGGGTCCGTAAATAGCGACGTATATGGCGCGACCAGCTCGTTGACCGCCGCCTCGCTACGGGCCTTCTCCGCCGGGTCCTGCTCGACGCCCGCCCAGCCGCGCACCTTGGACACCGCGCCCTCGCCCAGCTGCTTCAGCGCCTCGCCGGTCTTGTCGTAGTTGTATACGGCTTCGGGGATCGCCTTGACGGCGTTCCACGCGGAACCGGGCAGGTTGGGCAGGGCCTTCCACGCGGCCTCGCCCATCGTCATCCTACCGTAGTCGGTATCGTCCGCCGGGGCAGCGGGGGCTTCGTTGGCGGGAGTGAGGGTAGACGCGTCGGGCGTACCCGTATCACCACCGTCGGAGTTCAGCGCCCCGGACCGGTCGGGCAGCGAGTTGATGAAGTCATCGATACCGGCCATCACTGCCTCCCCGGGGTGAAGTAACGGTACATGTCCTTGGGTGCGCCCTCGCCGTACACCTTGTATATGGCCTGTTGGAACTTATCCGGTGGGATCTGCCCCCTGATCGACATTTCAAGCAACTTGCGCAGTTGCGGGTCCTTGGCACCGATGAGGTCGGCCAAGATCACCTTTTCACGCTCGTATTCGCCCTGCTGATACTGACGGTCGAATTCCTTCGGAGCTTCGGTCACGGTCCCGGCGCTGTTGCCCCGGGCGTAGGTGTTGAAGAAATTGTCGCGGTCAATGAACTGCTGCTGCGTAGTGAGAATATTAGCCATGATGCTGGCCGTGGCCTTCGGGTTCTGCGACAGATTGGGGGTGGCTTCGATCGCCTGAGCCAGAGCGCCGAGCGACCGCTGACCGGCCTCCGTGGTGCGCCCTAGCGACGACAGCGAGTTGATCTTGTTGACGATCTGGTCGAGACTGTCGGCATCACTGTAGTTGTCGCCGCCCGCAGCGCGAGACAGCGTGTTGTACATCGAGATGAGCTGGGAACGGAACTCGCGGCCCGCACCGGGTACCGCGAAGCCCTGCCCCTGCATGCCCTTGGACAGCACGTCAGTCAAGTTGAGGAAGTTCTGCTTCTGCCCACGCGCGGCCTCCGCATTGGCGGTGGAGTTCGCCTTGATGGCCTCCGAGTTTTCCTGCCAGCTCTTGTAATTGGGAGAATAGAGATGCTCCTCCTCCGCCTTGGCCGCTGCCTGAGCGGTGGGATCGAAACGGACGCCGGGGGGAACGCTGGTCGGCCCCTTGGGAATGGGAGTACCCGCGCCTACGGTGACGGGGGCGGTGGTCCCTTCGATTCCGGTAGGCGTCGTCTTGATGGTTTCCCCGGTGGCCGCAGCGGGTGTGTATCCCGCCGGGGCCTGTTCCGCCGGGGGAGTAGCACCAGTACGGTGGCCGATGTCGGTGGCGATTGCCTGAGCCATCTGGTTGGCCATCGGCCCGCCGGAAATCGGCCCAAGCGGATTTCGCGCCCAGTCCATGATGTTCTGCATGCGCCCGTCTGCCAGCAGCACCATGTAGGTGCCTCCGACCGGCACGATGGCCTTGGCCACCGCTTCGTGCGAAGTGCGCAGCGCTTCGGCATTGGTAAGGCCAATGTCCGCTTGCTGCTTCTGCAGGTCCATGTAGGTCTTGGCCCCGCCGCCCAATCCCTGCAGCAGCGCCGTTCCGAAATAACGGCTGGGCGATGACGCCATGGTGCCGAGGCCCGACAAGAGCGGCAACAGGATGTTCTGGTTGCCCTTCACGGTGTCCATGAACCCCGACGCCTTGTCTTCGGCCCCGCCAAAGATCCGGTCGAGGAGGCCCTGCGCCTTGCCATGCCCGCCGCCTTCGGTCCCGGTGTCGGCGGTCGGCGTATACGCACCACGGGTGCCCGGGGCGGAATATGCGACGTTCACTTTCCCCGGCTCCCCGATGCCTTCAAAGTTGGAGAACCCGAACTTGTCGCGGGTATTGGCCCACGGCGACCAGCCGCCTTCCTTCGCCTTGGCGAGGGCGAACTTCACCTGATCCTTCCATGTGGTAGGATCACGGGCGTCGAGGCCGGTGGCCCGGGTGAACTCGTCGCCCAGACCGGCGTGGGGGAACCGGCGAGACACGTTGCCGTAGTGGAGCTGCAACGGGCCGAATGACGAATTATCATCGCCGACGTAGGCCGCGCCGTAAGAACTTTCCTGACCGAGCATCCGGTCGGCCACCGACGGGTCGATACCCATTTCCTTGGCCGTCTGGAGGACGAACGGGCGCACTGCTTTCGGATCGAGGCGACCGTTGGGGAGAATGCCCGGGGGCGGTTCCTGCGACGGGGCCGGTCCTTCCTGCGACGGCGGCACCACACCCCCCTGCGGGACCGGGCCGGTTACGTCGGGCAGCAGGTTCTGGGAGGAGGCCAGACGGCGCACCCGCGACGGGGCCGGGACGAGGCCCGGAGAGGGCCTCTCGGAGTCGTCGGCTACGCTGGTAGCGGGGGCAGGTGCCGTGGCCGTCGGAGTGGCCTCTCCGTGGACGGACGGGGGTACGGACGGCGCCACCCCCGGTGCCGGGTACTTGCCGTCCTGATAGGACACGTCGAGGGTGCCATCGGGACGCCGGGTATAAGTCGGCATCGGCACCACGCCCGGGGTGGCGGTGATGGTTTGGCCGTTGGGGGTTTGGGCAGTCGCCGTCACCTCTGGCGTCGTCCCCAGATCCACTGGTACCCGTGGTACACTACTCCAACCATTTTTCTCTTCTACTACGGGGGGAGGAGGGGACAAACCAACCGACTTGGGAGTGTTGAATGCGTCATCCTTCCGGCTGACCATATTGAAAGGCGCATATGCGTCCCGGCGAATGTCGTCCGGGTTACGATCTTCCGCCAGACCGAGGCTGGCACTGATGCCCTGCGCCAGATTTTCGATGAACGAATGGCGGGCATAAGGGTCGTCCGGAACGCCGCCGTCTGCAAACCCGCCGCGCACCACACCGCCGTTTGCGAAAAAGCCCATGATGGTGGTGGCCAGCTTCAAGGCGTCGCCCAGCCCGCCGCCCGAGTCCTGCCCCGGGGGTTTGGCCGTGGCCAGCTTGCGAATGACCGAATCGTCCGCCTCAGGAACGTAACCAGATACGTTACTATATGGCGTTCCACCGACGGCCAGCCCGGTACGCGCACCGCCCGCAGCCGACTGGGACGGGGCGATATTGGGGCCGAACAGGTGCTTCAGCTGGTCCCACGACTTCTGGGCGTTGGAGGTGGTGTCGAGTACGTCCTGCATCCCCGGCTGCTTCTCCGGGGCGGGGGTGTCCGCCGTCTGGAGCTGGCCCACCGGCAAAGATGCCTTGGGGACGTAAGTGCGTTCGCCGGGAGCGCCCGACGAGCGGCCATACATGCCGGAATCAGGGGAGAACCCGGCCTCGCCGCCGTATAGCTGCTTCATGACGGTGGTCAGGTAGTCTTCGGCGGTGCCGCCCGACGCCATCTTACGGATGTCGGCCAGACCGACGCCGCCGCCGGTCGCGCGGGTGGCCCGGTCATAATCGACCGTCTTGAACCCACGGGCAAGGCCGACGGCCTCCGGGCGGACCTGTTCGACCTCGTCGGCCATCAGGCCCATGTGCATCTTGTGTTCCGGGTCGCCCTTGTACCGGAACTTGTAGATGGGAAGGCCCTTGTCGGTGTGGCCGACGCGGTGCACGTCCTCCTTCAACCGGCGGTCCGAGAACAACCCGCCAAAGAACGACGACGGCTGGGAGGTCGTGGTGGTAGAACCCGACAGCGCACCGGTTCCCTCTGCGATGTTCGCGAGGAACTGGGCTACTTGGAACGGATACGCCTTCTGCTGCTGGAACTGATTGTACAGCGCCGACAGGCCCGCTTGCTGGGTCTGCTGCTGCTGAGCGCCCGCCGCCATCTGAGCCTCCGCCCCCTGCAACCCGGCGGTCTGCGCCCCGGTGCCGAGCTGAGCCAGCTGCCCGCCGCCCTGCAGCAGACGCGCGAGATTGGCCTGTTGCGCCGCGAGGTCGACGCCCTGCTGCTGCTGGGCCACGCCCTGCGCGTTGGTGAAGCCCTGCGACAGCAGGTTGGAAAGGATGTTCGAATTGGCGAGGTCCTGCTGCTGCTGGAGGTTCGCCATGCCGAGGCCGACGCGGTCACCGCCCCACGCGCCGCGCATCGCGGCAGAACCGAGAGCGCCCGACATGTCCTGTTCGCGCTGCTGGCCGAGAAGCGCCGCCGTGGACCCGACCACGTTCGACAGCCACGGATTCATATAGCGCTCGATGTCGAGTTCTTCCGGATTGGCCGCGCCCATGCCACCCAAGGTCGCGCCGGTCGCCCCGGCGAAGTATGGCTGCGCCAGATTGGCTGCGGCGTTGGTTCCGGCGATGCCCGCTTGCTGAGTCGACGTCAGCGGGGCGACGAACGCATTCGGGTCGGTCGAATATTGCTGGAATGGCTGGGCGGCGGCGGTCTGGGCCTGAGCGTTGACGGAGTTGTACCGGGCGAGGACTTCCGGCGGTATCGTGACCTTCGATTTGGACTTGGCCGTCTTACCGCACATGTTGAAGTTCCTGCTGTCTGCTTACACATACCGGACGCGATGCCGGGAACGCCAGAAAGGCGTACTTTATCACACTTTCCCCATTACGAACAATGAAGATATTCAATGGGGGGTGTCCTTCCATGCGCCGGTTTCGCCGTTGAGAATCCAGTACGCGCCGGTCGGTTCTCCGAACTGGCGCTTGTATAGCTTCACCTTCGACATCGAGCGCTGGGTGGACAGGATGCCGATGATAAGCGGCATGTGCAGCTCCTCCGACACCTTCTTGGCGAACTCGCACAGCTTGCGGGCGCGGCCCCCCTTGGCTGACCGGAAGTCGGGGTGGACGAATACCACGCGTTCCACCAGCGACACGTCATCCGAATACCACAGCGGTTCGACCCGCAGCAGGATGAACCCCTCCGGATTGTCGCGGTCGGAGCCGATGACGCCCATGATGCCGAACTGGCGGGTGAGTCCCGACCAGATCTCTTCCAATATCTTGTCGTAGTTGGGGACGACGAGGCCGTTCTCCTCCACCGCCATCTTCGCCAGCTTCATGATGCCGTCGATGTCTTCCGGGGTGCCGGTGCGCACGTGCGGGTTCAGATCTTCCATGTTCATCAGTCCTTCTTTGGTCCGGGCAGCTTTTTCAGCGTGGAAATGGTCTTGGCCCGCATCTGCTTCACGAACTCGTCGAGGATGCGGTGGCCGTCGCTCATCGACCCGTTGCCGATGTGGGTAACGTCTTCGGGAGGCACCACGTATTCGCCACCCGCTGCCACGATGGGGACCGACCCCGTCTCGCCGCCCGCCGCCTTGTGTGGGGCGGGCATTCCGTAAGGCTCCGCACCCTGCCCATAGGGCATCCCCTTGCCCGGGGCGGGCGTATTGTAGAACGGGGCGGAGAAGATGCTCTTGGCTACCTTGAATCCGGCCATACTGTTGCCTTCGCCCATGGCCGAGATGATGTCCGCCGGGATGACGTAAGAACCTGACGCCACGTGCATGGGCAGGTGGTCGGTACGGCCCGCCACGGCGGAGTGAATGGGGCCGGTGTGCACCTTGGGCGAACGCTTGACCAGCGGACCCTTCGGCAGTTTGGGCTTCTTCCACATATGGATGTGGCCACCGTGGGCCTTCGCCTTGCGGGCGGTGTTGAGGGCAGCGGCCACCGCCTGATTCTGCGGGTGACCGGCCCGCACCATCTCGCGGACGTTGGACGATATGGTGGCCTTCGATGATCCCTTCTTGAGCGGCATTGGGGTCCCTATGCGGTTATCGAATACGTGACGGAGACGATGTGGCCGGTGCCGGTGACTACCACCAGACCATTGCTGTAATACGCGTTGAGCGGGTAGTTGCCGTTGGGCGAATGGGTCTTCTGGATGATGGCGATGCAATTGGTGTAATTGGTGGTGTCGGCGTTGGCCACCGAGATGGCGTCATAGATGTACGTATCGGTCGATCCGGCGACTAGGCAGATGGCCGACGACACCATGCCCGAACCCACCCGCACCAGACGGCTGGTGGCGGCAACGACCGTGACGGTCGCTTCACCCAGCAGGTTGGCCAGACTGGCATCGATGCTGGACAGCGTAGTATTGAGATTGTTGATGGCTACCACGCCATTCTTCTGCGCGGTGAGAATGTCAGTCAGGGACGCCCCCGACATGAACCCGCCGCTTTTGAACGGGTTGTTCCCCCCGTGATCGTATTCATTTCCCATCAGAATTTACCGTCCGGTTGAACCCTGTACCGCATCGCACCGATCCGCCAGAACGACCCGATGTCCTCGCTCGAGATTTCGATGGACACCAGACGTCCACGGAACCGGGGCGTGATGTACGTCGTGGAATTGGTCATCGTGTATGGCCCGTACACCGTCGGCTCTTCCGTCGGGTATGAAGCCACGTAGAAGGTGATCAGCACGTTGGCGTTCTTGTTGGCGTCGCTATAATCGCCCCACTTCATGTCGGGCCAGATCTGGTCTACAAACATCATCATTTCCGCCTCGTTCATCTGGAAATAACCAGTGCGGAACGACGAATTGAGGGGCGACCCGTCGTTATCGGGTGACATCTCGTGCTGGAACACGAAGTTGCCGGGACCTGCGCCGATGGGAGCGCCGAGGACGCTCTGGTCCACCCACGCGGTGCGCTGCAGCGACCCGTAGTCCCACTGCCCGATGATGGCGTTATACTTGACGTAGGAATCAACCTCGCCGGTCCCGTTGGCCGACGGGTAGTACCACGACACTTCCCCGAACCGGGAGTTGGGGGCGCAGCGGATCTTGTCGAGGTTGGCGGTGTCGAGGTTCTGGAACACCACGTCCCACACCGAACAGGGGATGATTTGCACACCGTCGCTGGACAGCGAGTAGAACTGCGACTGGCCCATCCAGTACACGACGCCGTTCAACGCGCCACATGCCTTCTGGGCGATCAGCCCGCAGCCGGTGGCGATTTCGTTGAAATTATATACGTCGGGGAGGTTGACGTACTGCATTGACCAGATGGCGAGGTCGGTCCATACGAGGCCCTGTTGCGGGCCTTGCATCGCGCCGACCACCCGGGAGCCTCGCGGAATGCGGAAGTAACCCGCCTGATTCGTCACCTTGCCGATCCACACGTCATAATTGCCGATGTCGCACCAGCGCAGCAGCAGCGGGTCCTGTATGCCGTTGAAGGTGGTCCCCCACGCCACGATCTGGCGCTGCGGCATGGCAAGGAATATGCCGTCACTGGCCATCGGTCCGTTATACATGACGGAAGCGCTGTTGTCGCCGGAAGTCGGGTTCCAGTGAAAGATGGGGTCAGTCTTCGGACAAGCGATCAGCGTCTCACCCCAGTTGGTCATCGTCCAGTCCTCTTCCGGGTCCGGGGGCCACTGCACGATGGTGATGGTGCCCGCCACAGTCTGCACCCCGGTGGTGGAGTTGGCGTATGACACGGTGGAGGTGGACGGGCCTTTGGTGTATGCGGTGACGGTGTAAGTGAATCCCGATCCGCTGTTATAACCCGCAGGAATGACGCCCGTGACGGTGATCAGCGACCCCACCCGGATGGCGATACTGCCCGAGAACGACAGGGTGGCGATGGAACCAGTGCCCGACGCCGCCGTAGTGGTATACGTGCGACCGATCGACTGGGCCACGCCGGTTCCGTATCCACCCGCGCCGTAGCCGCCGATGCCGTAGCCGGTCGACGCGGCGGGGACCGTGTTTCCGATGAAGTATTTGTACAGGGCGTTTCCGCCGTTGAGGGTCCCCGTGGTGGACGACGACGCCGTGTTGTTGCCGGAAATGACGAATACGCTGGACGACGTCACCGATTGTACGATGTAGTTGCCGAGCAGCGTAACGCCGCCGACCGTGGTGGACGCCAAAACCGGGAAGGTGTCGCCCGCCACCAGACCGTGGTCAGCGAGGGTCACCGTAATCGCGTTACCGCCCGACGTGGTACCGAACACCGGGAGGGCTTCGGTGGTGGACGTGGAGGTGGCATACTCCGGGTTGCCGAGGACATCCCGGGCCTCAATGCTGTAGGCATCGGCAGACACCGCCGTGCAGTAGTACGCCCCGAACAGGACCAGCCCGCCGATCGTCACTTGCGTCTTGATATACACCGTGGAGCCGGTGCCGATGTTGGAGCCGACGTCGGTGATGACCACCGTGGAGTCGCCCACCGTGGTGGAGAAGGCCGGGGCGACGTCCACCGTGTAATACTGCGGATAGACCTGCCGCGCCGTGCCGTTTGAAATAACGGCCAGCGTTCCCTCCGCCCCGGCGGCGAGGTATGAGTTGGCGTTGGTGTCCTGCCACGCCCACAGGCAGCGCACCACGGAGCCGAGAGAAGTGGAGAAGTACTTCAACCAGCCGCCCAGCTTCTGCACCAGAGCGAGGCCCTGCTTGTCGGGCATGAAGCGGATGAACGAGCATTCCGATATCGCCGCCTCGTTGAGGGCAAGCGTACGGTTCTGGTCTACGCCGGGGATGAGACGGAGAGTTGCATGCGGCATCGCTTACCCCCGGGACGGAGTGGCTACGGGAGCGGGAGACTGGGAACTCCAGCCGGAAGATTCAAACTTCTTGCGGGCCTCCTCCACCATCGCGCCTTTTAGCAGCGTCTGGTATTGCGTCTCGTAGGTGACCGGCATCTGCGGGTCGTTGCCCATGGCGGACGAGAAGTTGCGCTGATAGGCGGCGACGTAGATCATTGACGCCATCAGCATCAGGTCGGGTAGGTATAGGCTGATGAACGTCGAGGTGTTGGTGGCCGACAAGGAATCGGGGCGATAGGTACCGACGATTTCGACGCTGTACGCCGCGTCCGGGACGGGGCCGAGGTAGAACACGTTGTCGTTGAACGGGACGAAGTATTTTGGGAGGCCGGTGGTAGCCGCCGACCCGTACACGATGTCGAGCCATTCCTTGGTGACCGGCAGACAGTTGTTGCGGGTGGCTGCATTCGGGTCCGACTGGCCGACCGGGGTGATGACGTTGATCTGTTCCGTTACCACGAACGTGCCCTCCGGAATGGTCAGCACCCGGCTCCCGGAAGTCGCGGTGAACACCCCGGACGTGCTGGTGTTCAAGAAGTCGAGGTCACGGTAGATGCGGTTCTCCGCGTAGGTGATCGCCATAGGCAGGATGGTGAGGAAATTAGCATCCGTTTCCGCGACCACCGCCAGCGTGGCGATCTGGGTCTTGTAGGTAGCGTATGTGAGGCCGGTGGTCATTCAAATCCCTCAGGTCAGGTGGGCATTTTACCACGGAAGCCCTCGTTCACGCCATTCCTACTTCGGGGGTCCGCAGTTTTCCCTTATGTACTGCTGCGCCCGGGAGATCCGCGAATTGGCCGTGGCCAGCTCCGCCGTGCGCCGAGGTAGGGCCACCCGCAGATCGTCCCCGGCCTTCAACTGGCTGGGGACAACAGGGGACAGAAATGACGGAACTGGACACTCCGACAGTTTACTTACCGTGCTGGTACACCCTGTTGTCAACAGCGACGTCATCAGGACCAGCACGGCAGTCCATCCTACGCGACTTGCGGAATTTGTCGATGAGCGCATTTAGCTTCTCCTTGTCCTTGGTGAGGGCCGCGAGGTCCGCCTCCAGTGCCGTCTCGTTGGTGTCGCTCAGGTCCTGCACGGCCTTGAGCGACGTTATGCGGTCATTGAGCAGCTTCTCCCGGGACGCCGCGTCGAGGGCCTCCAGTGCCCGCTGGGACGCCGTCACCTGTGCTTCGTTTCTGTAGCGCTCCGCCAGCCGGTTGGCCGCGTCGAGCTGGGCGCGAATCTCTGCCGCCCTGCACGACGCGGAAGCGTCATGATATCCCTTGCCGTAGACCCCGGCGAGGCCCGCCACGACGAGGCCCGCCAGAATGAGCGGACCCATCCAAGTCGGAATTCCGATCAGTGCCAGAATCCTAGCCAGCATGGGTCACTCCTTTGCGCCGAACATTCCCGCCGCGATTTCCTTGCGGTACATGAACCAGAAGAACAGGCCCCACGCGGTGACGAACACCATGGCGACGAGCAGCGTCTTCCATTCGAACCCGTTGAACATGGCGAACGCCGTGGCCCCGCCGCTGGTAAGCCAGCCGGTGATGCCCGACCACACCCGGCGGTGCTGCAGTATCGGCTTGGTTTCGGTGGTGATGGGTTCATCCGACACGGGCGTGATGACCGGGGCCTCGACGGGGGTAGTTTCCGAAACCGTTTCGGGAACTGCGTCGGCGTTGAGCGCCATTTCGAACACCTTCGCAAACCCGGCAATCTCCATCGCCTTGTCGGTGCCGTTGATGATTCGCCGCATGTTGCGGTAGTCAGTGAAGTCGGACAGCTTCTTGCCGGTGAACCAACCATTGACCATGCCGTCCACCATGATGCGGGCGGCAACATCGGGACGCATGGCGAGGTCCGGATCATTGACGAGGTCGAGTCCGGTAACGGCAGACGCCTTCTGGTAGTTCTTCAGCCACGTCAGTTGAACGTAGCCGCGACCGTAGTATATCTTGCCGGTCTTCGGGTCAGGCTTGCCGTAGGGGCGTCCCTTGCCCTTGCCATACTCCGCAATGGGCTGCATGGTGCGGGCAGTCTCCCACCACGACGTCGCCAACATGTAGGCACGATGCGGGATGACGAGGCCCTTGGAGAATTGCAGTATGACGTTGATGCCGTCGACCTGACTCTGGCTGAGGGGACCGAGGCCGTGGCGTACCGTGTCGAAGAACTTGGCGCTCACTTCTTGTCCTCCTTGCCGTCCAGCTTGTCGAATATCTTGTTCAACACGATCTTCAGTTCGTGTATGCCTTCCGTGAATTCGTCTCGACGGATATATCCGGAAGGGAGGTCTATCTCCAGCCGGTGCAAGTCCTTGCGTAGTTCACTGACGGCGGTCCATAGTTCGCGACCGAACCAGCCCGCCACGGCAAGGGATGCGCCGACTAAGACGTTTATCAGGGACTGCGTATCCATATCACGCTGCTCTTTCTTGTCTAGCATGGTTTCCCATATCACCCCCGACCCCATCATCGTCGGCAGGATCTGGAGTAACATCTCTCTTCGCTTCAAGTCCACCCCCTGTCGAAAACACCCCCGGGGAAACACTGCGCCCTTCATACCACCCGTCTGTCCACAGGTGCATGAGACGATCGAAATATTGCTCATATTGACGGCTTACGGCGTCGAGCGAAAACCTATTACGCGCGTAGGCGCGGATGTCCGCAGCCGACAGGTTGTCCACGTCTCGCGCGGCCCGCTTGAACTCGCCGAACGTGCGGCAGCGATAGCCGTTGAACCCATTGATCACCGTCTCGGTAAACACTCCCCAGTCGGTGGTGATGACCGGGGTTCCACAGGCCATCGCCTCGACGTGTACGTTGGCAAACGGCTCCACGTAGATCGTCGGCACGAACAGCGCCCGGGCGCGGGACATCAGGCGTCCTCGTTCTTCCGGGCCGACCATGCCAACGTAGTCGCATCCGAGGGGGGGTTCGCCCTGACCGGCGACAACGAGGCGGACGCCGAGGTCGAAGCATGCGTCCGCCGCGATTCGATACCCCTTGCGGTCCACCAGACGCCCGACAAACAGGAAGTAGTCGTCCTTTTCCGCGCTGAATGGGAACATTTCGGGGTCGAGATATCCCGGGATCACTGCGTCCCACCACTGGCCGTCCGAGTCATGAGGACGCCCCATGGTAGCCGCGCCGTAGCACGTATGCATCCACGCGTACGATTCGAATACGCGGTATTTGGAGAAGGTGCCGCCGTATCCTACCCCGAACTCCACCGTCATCAGGTGCGGGAACGCGTCGGCTATCTGCTTATGCGCGATGCCACCGATCACGCAGATGAAGTCGCGGGGCTGGTGCGACATTTGAATCGCCCCGATCACCCGGTTGTTGAAGTTCCGCCAGAATGAGTTATTGTAATCGAATGACGCCGACGTAAAGTGCTGATCGCCCACGTGCGCGGCGCGTTCGTACTCCGACACGCACGGTACGTGCACGTCGCACGGGGCTTCATTTTCCGCGCCCGAGTACAGGAACACCTCGTGACCCCGGTCCTTCATCATCCGGCAGAAGTTGATGACCTTGGCGGTGTAAGCGCACGACAGGTATGCCTTGGTGGTCTGGGTGTGGGGAAGGGCGACGACGTGGAATCGCATGTTCTCTACTCTCCTAGAGCTTAGCGGCGGCGATGAAGAACTGGTCGATCTGCTCCGGGTTGGCCCCCGTAGCTTCCATAAGGGAAACTAGGAGAATATTGTCGCGCAAGCATGTTCCAGCGGCAAAGTTAATCTCGGCGGTTACCCTGTCCGCGACCGGCAGCGAATTGATCAGGACCTGCACCATCGATGGCACCGCCCCGGTCCGCACCATGTCGAGGGCTTCCTGATCAGAAATCATGCCGGTGGCCCGCAATTGCAGGGCGCACTGGCGGCGGGAAATTTCGGACGGGACCGTCGGGGGCGGGGCGTCCATGGTGATCGGATCGAGCTTGTACCCGGAATACCAGACGCCGGGCGATGCGGCGCAGATCTGGTCGCCATTGGGCAAGACGAGCGGATTGGGAATGCCGGGGCATTGTCCCCAAGACCCCTGCCAACGCTGGATCTCCGTTGCGTTTTCGTCAATGAGAACGTAGCCGATGATTTCCATGATTTCAGAGTCCCATCATTGCGAGGTTGCCGCACGTCACGATGCTGACTGGCGTATATTCGATATAGACAATACCCTGAATACCCGCGCCGGAATTGTTTGTGCCGACTTTACCACCGCCGCCGCCGCCATAATTTCCTCCATCACCGCCATTTGCGGAGCCGCCAGCGCCACCGCCGCCGCCGCCGGAACCGTGACTGGCATCCCACTCTGCGCCGTTGCCGCCCGTGCCGCCCGCTGTAGCGCCACCGGAGCCGCCAGACGTTCCGTCTCCTTGACCGCCAGCAGTAGTGACATTGCTTGTGCTTGAGCTATCGCCACCTGCGCTTCCGGCTGCATTCGGACCACCAGCGCCACCCCCGCCGGAACCACCGCTACCGGAACCACCCGTCAGGTTTCCGCCGCGCCCGCCGTTATTGCTGGACGATCCAGTGCCGGATGCGCCAGTGCCGCCCGCTCCACCGTTGCGCGAACCGGAACCTTGAACGCCTTGAACGCCACCCTTGGAACCAACGGGGCTTCCGGCGAGTGTCGTGTTGTTGAACCAAGTGTCGCCGCCCGTTACACCATTACTACCGGGTGCAACGGCAGCACCACCCGTTCCCAATTGAAACGTCGGAGTAGCACCAATGGTCAGCGTCAGATTGGTTGTCTTGTTCCATGCCCCACCACCACCACCCGTTCCATGCTTACCGGTCACGACAGCGCCGCCTGATGCCCCAGCACCAATCGTCTGGAGTTGGTTGCTGGAGTTGTTCCAGTCGGAAGGGACCGTCCAGTCCGTTCTGTTGCTTCCCGTCGTCCCGGTCAAGAATGTCTGTGTGACGAATTCAAAATTCGGACTTTCCGAAATGTCCGGATGCCACTGCGGCGTTGGCAAGCGCCACAATGCGGGTTGCTGATTCAATGTTCCAGTGGCTATGGCCCACAGGAACGCGTCCGCGTCATCGCGGTCATCGAACCACGCGCACCACACGACATGGCCGTCATGAAGTCTCGCGCGAAGACGAAAGCGGGTCCGCGTCTCATTTCCGAAGCAGTCTTTCGGTTGCGCCAGCGACGGCGTCCGCCATTCCGACGCATTTACAGGCATCAGGAATTTGGCGCGCGGGATATTTCTGTCAGGAAGAATTATCACGTCCACGGACCATTATAGACATAAGTTGAAACACCATTCGTTCTGCGAACGGAAAGTATCCACCAAGTGCTTGCTGTCGTGGCGTAGGTGGCACCGCCTACGCCCGTACCCGGAGTCTTGAACCCGGATAACGCGATCGACCCGGCAGATGCACCGTTGATGATCAGGACGTCAATCGCGCAGTCGGTGGATGGGGCGTTGATCGTCATGTTACTACCGGTGCTGGCGTTGGTCAGGTACTGGTAATTGCCATTGGCGGGATCGAGAGTTGCCGATCCGCCGGAACCAATTGAGCCGATTGAATATGGCGTGACGAGGAAGCCCTTGGTGATCGTCTGCGATTCCGCCGTGGACAGGATCGTGCCGGTGGCCGACGGCAATGTCACCGTGGCGTCAGCGGCCAGCGCGGCGGTGGAAGTGACCGTTACCTTGTTGACGCCGTTATTGGTGGCCTCGAGGAACGTGGCGAAAGCCGCTACCGTAGTGGTAGGCGCGGTGTAGTTGGTCGGGCCGGAAGGGCCGGTTACGCCGGTTACGCCGGTCACTCCCGTTACGCCGGTCACGCCCGTGGGGCCGGTTGCTCCGACAGGCCCCGTAGGGCCGGTTATGCCCGTCGGTCCGACGTTACCGGCGATGTTAATGTTCCACGACGCCAGAGTGCCAGATCCGCCGGTCGTATCGACGTTGATGGTGAGCGACGTTCCCGAATACGCGGTGACGATGCCTTCCATATAGTTGGTGGGCGTCATTGTATTCGATGCGCGGGCGCGGGCACCCGCCGAGTACGCGAGGCCCGCCTGAGTGGTGAACACGGTGGAACCGGTGCCGATAGTCAGCGACGTGGTGGAAGTAGCCGCGTACCCCGGGCCGGTAACGCCGGTTGCTCCGACAGGGCCGGTTACACCCGTTACACCGACCGGGCCGGTGGCCCCCGTGGGTCCGGTTACACCGACCGGGCCGGTTACACCGACTGCCCCCGTCGCTCCAACTTCGCCGGTCGCCACGATGTTCCACGACGCGATGGTGCCAGAACCCGCCGTGTAGTCGACCGTGACCGTCAGCGACGACCCAGTGAAGGCGGAGATGACGCCTTCCATGAAGTTGGTAGGAGAAGCGGACGACGCCACCCGGACGCGCTGTCCCACCGCGAATGCGGAAGCGGTGGCGGCGAGGTTAGTGGTGAATACCTTCGAACCGGTGCCGATGGTGGTGGAGGTAGTCGATGACAGGCCCGCGTACCCGATGCCGGTAACACCCGTTGCTCCGACAGGACCGGTCGGGCCGGTGGGTCCCGTCACGCCGATCGCCACCCACAGGTCCCACTGGGGATCCACGCCGGGGGTCTTGTTGGTGTTGCCGGTATTCGCGATCCACGACGAGCCGTTGTAACTTACCGCGTCGTTGGTGGAATACGCGGTCACCGCGCTCCATGTGCCGCGCCATGTGACGCTAGCACCCGCTGCTCCGGTCGGGCCGGTAACACCCGTTGCTCCGACAGGACCGGAAGGCCCGGTTACGCCCGTTACGCCGATGGGTCCCGTAGGGCCGGTTACACCCGTCACACCCACTCCCGTGACGCCCGTAGCCCCTTTTTGGGCCACCAGATCCCAGTATGTGGCGTAGTTGACGCCGACGCCGGGTTCGTCGGTGGCCGACGACGTATGGGCTTGAATGCAGTTCCACGAACTGCCGATGTTGCCCACCGCGTCATTGAGGACGTAGGCGAATCCTGCCACCCACGGGCCATACCAGTTGAAACCGGCACCCTGTGGCCCCGTTACCCCCGTGGGACCGGTCGGCCCCGTTACGCCGATAAGCCCCGTTGCCCCGGTGGGTCCAGTCTGGCCGGTTGCTCCTTGAACACCCGTTGCCCCATCTATTCCCGGAACACCCGATGCGCCCGTTGGGCCGGTGGGTCCCACGGGGCCGGTGACGCCGGTCGGCCCGGGGGCAAGGCCCGCGATCTGGACGGCGGTGGTGCGCCGCGACACGCCGCTCTGGACGATTTCCAGCTGTTCGCTGCCGTCAAGAGCGCTGGCCACCGGAAGGTTCGGAATCTGGACGTTACTCATTCAGTGGCCCCGTTTTCGGTACTTCGGTGTTGTTGTAGGGAAGACCCGGATCGTCGTTACCCGGAGCATTCGGATCGGTACCCGGCCCCTGATTGAGGCTCCCCGGTGCCGCGCCGGTCTGCTGCGTGACGCGGGTACCGTCGTTTTCGGTGGTGCGGACGGAACCCCCGGGAATGGGGAGGCCGGTGGTCGGGTCCGTGGTGTTCGCCCCGGATGTGAACCGGGTGTTCGATTCCGCCGTGACGAAGTCCTGAATGCGCGGGTTCTGCACCGGCACCGGGTCCGCCGGGATCACGATGGCCCGGAGCTGCTGCTGGGGAACATCGTAACAGCGGGGGCAGACGAGAAGCTGAATGTCGGCCAGCGCCGCACCGCGCCAGTCGAACTGCTTCCGGAGGTCTGAGTGGTTGTAACGAAACCCGCAGCGGTCACATATGGCGTGGACCTGAGGACTGGTAGCACTTGTCCTCGCCCGACCGGATTGTGACGCGTATGCCATGTTCCCACCCTATCACGGTCGATAGTAGGAAGACAATTGAGGTGAAATATACTGCTGGGCCTGTTCGACGTTCTGGTCAGCGGCGATCTGGTAAGTCTCGTCCGCGACCGCCTTCAATCCCTGCGCCATCTGCGGGTTCCAGATCTTGGCTAGGCGGTAGGCGAGGCCATCCGCGAAAGCTTCCAGCCACAGGTACGGAATGTTTGCCGTCTGGGCGCTGGTGTAGGCCGCGTCCTCGATCCGCACCAGCCTGTAATACTTGAGGTACTGAGCAGAAGAACCATCCGGCACCGGCCACAGCGTCACGGTGGGCGAAATCAGGCGATCGAACCAGAACGTGGTCGTGAATCCCTGCTGCGCCTTGTTGGGATATGACGCGTATTCGGTGCGGGACACCGGCAGGATGATTCGGTCGATGGGGTCCGACACGCCGTTGTCGATGCGCATATAGGCGTCGAGAATTACGACGGTCGAGGCGTCGACGTCATAGGTGGACTGGCCCGCCACTAGCGGCACCGTTACGAGGTCCACCTTCCACAGGTTGACGCCCTTGTTGCTCCACGTGGCGAGGAGCATGTTGGTCGCCATGCGGGCCGACTCCATATGCTCCTGCAATATGGAGGTGTTGCGCAGACCCGCCACGTTGAATGCGTAGAGTACGAGTTCACCGATCGACGGGTTGAACGTGTAGGTGCCGCTGGACGTCATCGACTACCTCTTACTTGGGAACGACCCCGTATTGCGTGGCGGTCATGGTGACCGATCCGGTGCCGCTGTTGAGCAGGACCCGGATGAAGGCGGGGGCGTATGTGAAGCTTGATGCCTTGGTGCCGGTGGCCGAAACCACGTTCGAATCGCCGCTCGACACCCACGTCATCGATGACAGGCCGACCGGGTTGGTGGGAGCGTTGGGGTCGTCGAATGACTGCTGCACGGTGTAGTTGACGGTGCCGACCACGGTGCACTGAATACCGACGTTGGGGTTCGCCCAGTCATCGAGGCGGATCCACGGGGACGCGGCCACGCCGGAAGTGCCGACCGTCATCGCGCCCGCAGCGTTCCCGGAGATGGTGATGGAGGTCACCGTCTTGTAGTCGAGGACGGTGGACAGCGTTCCCGGGGCGGTGCCGGTGAGCGATTCGCTCTGCACCCGACCCGTGGCCCCGGTGCCGGTGACGACGAAGGTATTGGACGTTTCCGTCCCGGCGAACGTGAACAGGACACGTCGGGCGACGTCGAGGACCGCCACGTTGCTAGTGACGAGCGCCCCGTTGAGGGTCAGCGGACCGGCGCTGGGGGTCTGCGACAGGGCGATATTGTTCGCCACGGCGGTCGCCAGAGGGCCGACGGCTACGGTGATTGGACGCATGGCGGCTTCTCCTGTCGGTAATTAAAAACGGTAGAAGGGGGCCGAAGCCCCCTATCAGTCACCCGAACCGACGGAACGGCCCTTGGCGGCGGTGCCACGGCGGGCCGAGGAGAACGGGTTCGAATCCGCACCCGCGCGTCCACCCGACTTGCGGGCAGCGCGACCGGCATGCGCCTTGGCGGCTGCACCGTGGAGCTTGCCGACGTGCTTCTTGGCCGATCCGCCGCGCTTGCGCTCTTCGGCTTCATTCTCGACCTTGCTGTTGTTGTAGCGAGCGGGCCTGTCCTTCAAGTCCTGATCGTATTCCCGGACCCCGGACATTGATTCGCCGCCCGATGCCTTATGCTTGCGACCCTTCATTGGTATTCTCCTACTGACGGTCCTTGAGGTTGACTATTTCGGCACTATCGGCCCCCATGTCGGACGCGAACTGTTCCAGAGTGAGTTCCTCTTCCGGGGCCTCGATCTGGGACAGCACGTGTTCCGCCAGAGAGATTGCACCGACGGTCTGGTGGAAGGTGGACAGGGCGGCATCGCGCTGGGATTCGAGCCGCTTGATCTGTTCCTTCATCATTTCGGCGGTGATGATCATGATTACAGGGTGTCCGAAACCATGATGTAGTAGGTGGTCCCCGCCGCGTTCATCTTGATGACGTGGGACACGGCAGCGGCGGTCTTCGTCTGGAAGATCGTGCTGGCCGACGGGGCGGGCAGATTGAGGAGGTTGGGGATCTTCGCCGTATTGGTGTCCGTGACCCGCAGGAACGACGCCGTGGCCGGAACCGTGACGCCCGACGCGAAGTTCGAATCCAGCTGGATCGCCGCTATCGTGCCGCCGGGAGTGACCGACGTGCCACCGAGAGTGGCCCGGATGGCGTTGCCCGCGCCCGAGATGGCACCACCGGTCCCGTCGATTTCGAGAGACGCGTGGATGCCGTTGACCGTGCCGCCGACTGCCGCCGTGGCCCCGTTCACCCGGGAGAAGGCGCGGATGGTTTCGCCGGAACCCGCACCCGTGAACGTCAGCTTGTTATAGAGGAGGCGGGTGTCGCCGGTCGTGGCCCCCACCGTCATGTAGTTGGCAAACGCCTTCTGGTCGGCGGTGGTGCCGAGGTCGATAGGCGAAGCCGCCGTACCCGCGCCACCGTAGGTGCCGGAAACCACGTCACCCGAACCGTCGATCGGTCCGATGACGAAACCCGCAGCCGAGACTACGGGGCCTGTCCAATGTGAATAACCCATGTTACTCTCCTGCACGATGAGATTGCGTTGTCTGTGCAGCGTCCGCTAGGCCGGTCAACGCAATCGTTTTACCTAGATGGAAGGCGGGGGCCTCGCGACCCCCGGCCCTATATTACGACGACGGGAACGAACCGTAGATCGAGCGCCAGTTGTAGTAACCGAACGAGTAGCGCTCGTAGCCCTTCACCAGCAGGTTGTCGGTGACGAAGTCGACCTGCATGTCCGTTTCGAACTTGATGCGCTCCATGTAGGAGAGTCCGTCGATGTTGGTGAGCAGGAACCACGCGTAGGCGGAAGTGAGGAAGTCGTTCGTCATGAACGATTCCGGCAGACCGCCCGCCGTCATCATGATGGCGTTGGTGTCGTTGTCGGAGGTCCCCGGGCGCAGTTCCGTCTTCAACAGGCGGATGGCCGTGGGTTCCAACTGGGGCGGCACCACCAGCTTCCGGGCGCGGGCGAAGACCTTCAGTCCCGCCTGATCCTTGAAGTTGGTACGCACCGCGATCATCGCGTTGAGCAGCGTCGATTCGTTCAGGTCCACGTCGGTGGCTGGCCGGTTCGCGACCGTACTGCCGTCGATGGGGTGGTCCGTGGCGCACAGGGCCTTGCCGTCACCGCCGACCGACGCGGCGTAGGTGGTGGCGGTGTTGAGGATGTTCGCGCCGTAGATTTCCTTGGTCTGCTGGAATGATTCGATCAGGCCGAGGTTGGACGGATGGAACTGCGTCTTGTACAGGTTGTCATCGATCGCCTTGCGGGTGATGGCATAGCCGAGGCCGATTTCGGTATGCTCCTGATTGTAGACGTAGCGTTCGCCAGCGCCGTTGTCGAAAGCAGTCTGCCCGCCTTCGGTCTTGAGCTGGGCGAGGCCGAGATACCGCATTTCAGCGGTACGCTCGAGCGCCATCTTCGAGTCGTGCTTGGTGAAGATCTTGTCGTACTGAGACGGGATCATCTCGTACTTGCCTTCAACCCCACGGAGGCCGGGGAGCAGAAGGTCCTTGATTGCTGAAAGATTGACAGCCATGTTACCTTACTCCCTTAGATGCCGGTCGGACCGGCACCGTTGTTACGGGCGATCATGTTGTTGAAGCCGACGATGACTTGGTTGTACGCCGACGTGATGTCGGTGCCGTTAGCGCCCGGGGGCTGCTCCACGAAGCCGATCAGGCGGAACGGCAGCGTGGCGGTGACCGCCGCGCTCTCGACGAACATGCCCGAGATGCCGTTGGCGGTGTTGCCGGTGCCGACGTTCAGCTGAACGTTTAGGCCGAGGTCGGCAAAACCGATGGCCGTGCCGCCCGCCTGTACGAGGAACTGGGCATTCGGGTCATCGATGACGTAGGCTTCGACGTCGCCCGTGGCGTCCGAACCGGGCCAGTAGTTGGACCAGACGGTGCGCTTCTGCGACGTGGACAGGTACTTGCAGCCGACGAAGATGCCCGCCATGGGAACGGTCGAGGCGGTCGCCTGTGCAATGTAGCCGGTGTTGAGGGGGATCACCGCATCGCCAAAGAAGATGGCGGTGCCGTTGTTCGACGCAATCTTGCGGACATTCTGCTCGTAAGTCGGGAGTGAACCCAGACCACGGTACTGCCGAAAACCGAAAGGCGCATTGGTGTTCGCCATAACGGGTTCTCCTTTTTGAGGAAGTCCGTCATCGCGCTCCGGGGCGACTTAGAACCGGGAAAGTTTGCCCTCCCCGCCGGGGGGAGAATGCTGCGAAGATACCACGCACTTGAATCGATTGTCAACTAGCATTCCGCCCCCACTGAATTACAGAGGGGGCGGCGTAGCGAGTGACGATTACTTGTCGTCGTCGGGAATGGGCATCGGCTCGAATGACTTGCGGATCGACGGCTTCACCTTGGCGTGGTCGCGGGTCATCGTGCCGTCCGGGGCGGACGCCAGCTGCTGCTCCTTGACCCGCACCTGATCCCTCGCCCGCTTGCGGTCGATGGCGCGGACCTCGTCGGTGATTTCACGGGGTCGTTCCATCAGGATCATGCCCTTGCGGTCGATGGTGTCGCGCTTGTAGTCGGACGGCACCATCTCCGGGTGGCGCGAGGCCGGTACCGGGGTCCAGCCGGTGCGGGCCAGCTGCACCTGATATGCCGGGTCCTCCTGCCCCATGACCGTCGAGCGCTTCCACTCGTAGGTCCAGCCATCTGGAACCGATTCCGGGGCGATGTAGAAGTCATCGGTGCCTTCATCGAGGTTGCCGATGTGGCCGCGAATGGCTTCGGCCCGCAGACGGGCGGCTTCCACCGTGTCCACGGGGGCTTCACGGATTTCCGGACGCACCGGGGGCTTCTTCGCGATGGCCGTCTTGGTGTTCGAAACGTTTTCCATGGTTCATCTCTCCTAGTGCTTGGTGATCCGGCCTTCTTCGATGAGCTTGACCTTGTTCTTGGCGTATTCCTGCTCGGTCATTCCCATCATCGTGGCCATTTCGCGTTCTTCCGCCGTCAGTCGAACGACGTCCTTGCGCACCCCGTCACCCGTTCCGGACCTCGAAACCGGCGCGGCGGGCGGCGACGACCGCCGCTGGGTCGGCTTGGCCGCTCCCGAGGTCGGGTCATCGACCGGGACGGGTGCTGGGGCTTCTTCCGCGATTCCCAGCGTCTTCTCGATGCGCTGGAAATACTCGTCGGTGTCCGCCGGAATGCCGTCTTCGATTGCGTCCTCGTGGGCGCGAATCATCTTACGGTTCAGACGGGGGTCGCGGACATAGTCCGGGTGGCTGCGGACCCACGAGGCCGATCGCGGCGTCAGTTGAGACGCGAAGCGCTCTACCGGGTCGGCGTTGTCGAGCTTCACGATGGGCGGGTTCTTCGCCCGGGCCTCCATCGCGGTCTTGCCGAGTTCCAGCTGGTGCATCTTCGCCGCGTTGGACGACATCTGCATCTGGATTTCCGCCTCCGCGTCGATGTCTCCCGACTCGCGGGCGGCACGGTAACGGGTCTTCAACACCTCTGTGTCCTGCTTGAGCATCGACATGGCGTTGTTGATGAGGATGACGTTGGTGTCTTCCACCTCCGCCGCAGCCCGGTTGGCATGCTGCATGGCTTCAGAGGCCTTGCTCTCCGCCGCGATGCGGGCGAGGCGTTCGCTTTCCAGCTTGGAGCGCAGTTCGCGAATGCCCTCGTCTGCCGGGATCTCCCCGTCGACCGTCTTCGCGGGTGCCCCGACGGCCTTGCCGGATTCTTCCCCGGCCTTCACGTCGTCTTCGATGACGACGTCCTTGTCTTCATTTACGTCTGACATGGCTTGTCGCTCCTGATTACCAGATGATGTCCGGATGGGCCAGCTTGCACTGCACTCGCGTGTCCTCGATGAGGCGGCAGTCGATGCCGTTGACCCGCAACGGCAAGCCGTCGGACACCCGGAAGCCCACCCAGTCGCCCGGGGCCACCGAGACGGAACCGAACCAGCGGCCCTCGTCGCTGTCTACGAACGCCGACGGACCCATCTTCAGCACGTAGCCGACCTTGCCCTGATAACGGTCCTCGTCGCGGGTCTTGTCGGTGAGGATGATGCCGCCTTTGGTGGTGGTGGGGCGCACGTATATCGCGCACAGCACCTTGTTGGCGAACAGGTCGATGCCGGAAACGTCGCCCACCGCTTCGCGGAGTTCCTTTCCCGGGTCCTTGTCGTGCTTCATTGCAGTGATCGTCATCGCTATCTCTCCTTTGCGACGTTGCTACGGGCCTCTTCCATTATGTCCTTGGCCATGACGAGTCCCTGTATCTGGCCGGTCTTGCTCTTGTAGTCTTCGAACGTGGTGATCATCCCCGCCGAAATCTCCTCCTTGAGGTGTTCGATGCGGGTGCTGATCAGTATAAGAAATTCTCTCTCCAGCTTGTCCATCGTCTCTCCAGTTCTCCCCAGTGACGTTGAAGGGGCGGAGCGCCGGAGAGAGCCACCCCGCCCCTGTCAGGGCGTCAACGCATTACATCAACCGCCACGGACCCGCTTGCGCTTCTGGATTTCGGTCTTTTCAATCCGCCCTTCGCCACCGGCTGCGCCCGCGTCCATGTCCTTGTAGGACTTGTAGACGCGGCCACCCGCCTTGCGACCCATCAGGCCGGGGGGCATGCTGCCGGGACCTGCCCCCCCGAGGCCCGGAGGAGGCCCACCGAGGCCCGGCGGCATGCCGGGGGGTCCAGACATAGCTCCTCCACCCGGAGGTGCCATCGGAGGCCGCGCCGGGGGCGGAGGAGGGATAAGCCCGGTGGGAGCGGCGATCGGCCCCGAGGTCCCGGGCTGGCCGTCGGTCTTGCCGATGACGATGCGGATGTTGGTGTCTCCCTTGCCCTTGGACGGGGCCTTGTGCTTCTCGCCGGGGAGCATCAGGGACCCACCGTAGGCCCGGGCGGTGCGACCGCCGGTCGGGCGGGTGCCGCCGCCATAGTTGCCCTTGACGGAACCGCCGGTCTTGCGCATGACGCGCCCGCCGGAACACTCCTTGCACGAGCAGGACTTGGAATGCACCTTGCCGCCGCGCTTGCGCGGGGTGACGTTGGAATCATTCTCTTCGAACGGGTCGCGGCCCATGCGAGAGATGCCCTTCTGCACCGCTTCCGCCGTGTTCGACCGGCGGGCGGATTCCGCCGCCTTGCGGTCGAAGTCGACCTTGGCGGCGGCGTTCGACACCGGCCCGCCGTCATCTTTGCCGAGGCGCTTCATGATGCGGGCGCGGCGACTCACTCCGCCGCCGCGCTTCTTGTTCACGTAATCGTTGGCCACACCTTCCGCAGACGACGCCCCCGGGTTGTCTGCGTCAGAGTAGGCGTCCTTGCCCACGTATTTACCACTCTTGTACTTGCGCACCCGCATGGTATTACCGTAGTCCGCTTCCTTGTATATCTTCGCCTTCTTGGCGGGGTTCTTGCCGGTGATGGTTTTCACCGGAACGTACTTGCTCTTCATGTCGTGACCGGTAAGCATGTCCAGCGCCCGGTTTACGTGCTGCATGCGCTTCATGGACAGCTTATCGGGGTCGATGGAGCTGTTCTCCGGGTCGTCCCCCGCCTTATACACGTAAGGAACGTTGCGGCTATTGCCCAGCTTCATGCCGTGCTTTTCGAGCAAGGCGCGGGCTTCCTTTTCACGGGAACCCCACCCAAAGCTTTCTTCTGCCTTGCCACCGTCCGCCCGCTTGATAGCCGACGGCTTGACCATCGAACGGACCAGCTTCTTGTCCTCTGCCACGTCGGAATGACGCGGGGCCTTGCCACCGTGGGCGCGGGCCTTGTCGCCCTCCACCTTGCCACCGCGCTTGAAGGCGCGGGGATTCACCGGGGCGGGTCCCTTCTTCTTGCCGGTCAGCATGACGGGTTCACGCCAGCCCGACGCGTCGATGTCTCCCTTGGTCGGGGAGGCACGGCGCTGGGCCTTTTCCTTCATCGCCTTGCGGGCCGACTTTGACATCTCACTCATCGAACTTACTCCTCAGTGGCTCTTCATCCGGGCCAGCTTCGCCATGGCGGCGTCCACGATGGAGCGATCCTTGGCGGGCCGGGTCGTATCCATGTTACGCAGCCAGTGCTTGAACTGATCGACGTTCATGGATTCAATCGACGACATTCTATCACGGCCCTTTCCATCCGAAAATCCATTCCGGTAACAGTTAATTGCGGCGCTTTTGGACCCGAACCCCAGCATCACCTTATGCTCGTCGAATTTGCCGGTGCGCAGGTCCTTCTGGTTGACGATGAACGCATGCGGGGACAGCCGGTCGGGGCCGAGGTAGACGTCCACGTGGTCGCCATCCGCTCCTTCGGTGCGCTTGATGTAGCCGTAGTCGGCGGGCATGGTGACCTCCCACGGCTTGCCATGGGCGTCGGTGCCGCAGCGCTTCGATCCCTTGGGGTTCTCGATGGAGATGCCGAGTCCCTGCACGGTGACGTGACGCTTCTTGTAGTTGCCCGCCTCCTTCTGGGCTTCAGTGGGCGCATGATTGACGGCACCGCCGTCGGCACGGGCGACCGTCCCTCCCCGTTCAAACGCGGGAAGGCCCTTCAGTATGCGCTCATGGTCCTCCGGGGTGAGTTCCAGCGAGTGACCCCTGTACTCCGCCGGTTCCCCGTTGCCGTTGTCATCATAGACGAGGCCCTGCAGCGGGTGCACGTGCCGGTTCACGCGGCCCGCGATGCCGAACTTGGACAATAGGTCATTCATGCGATTCGGGACGAAGTCATTGTAGAACTTGTGCATGCCGCGCTTCTTGGCCTCGTCCTTTATGTCATACCGGTCAATCTGGGCCTCGCCGGGAGTAAACACCACCTTGCGGTGTCCGTTGCGGGCGGCTTCCACCAGTACGCGCTTGAGAAGCAAATCCGTCCAGTGGCCGGAATTGGTAACGTATGGGCCGTCGGGCGTGTCCATCAGCTTCCTAGCGTCATCCACTTCCTTCGTGTTGTCATACGAGAACTTCCTATGCTCATCATTGGCCGCATAGAACTCACTGACCAGACGGTTCAGTTCCGGATCCGCATTAACCCGATTAACAGTGTCCTTGTAATAGGGGTCAGTCGTTTCCACGCCCCCCATCAGTTCCTTTCGGCGGTTGTGCCACGCGAGATTCGCCGCTTGCACCCGGCGGCGCAGTTCGGCTTCCTTGTTTAGCGGATGTTCCGGGTTGCCCATTATGCCGGTCTTGGTGCGGTGATCCGCGCCCCAGTCGGATTGCAGTTCCTCGACGTGGAGGATCTTGTCCTTTGGAGTCCCGCGTTCCGACATGCGGATGTGACCCACGACGTTGGGTACGTCCTCCCAGTGGTCGCTGTCATAATAACCACTACCCGACTTGGGCAGGTGCAGCAGCAACTCCCGGTACTTCTTGCCGCCGGGAAGCGCGTACTTGTGGAACTTGGTCTTGCTGAAGGAGTGTCTTTCGTCGTTGGCAAACTCTTCCGCCGTCTGGCGGAGCGTAAAATGGTCGAGAAAGTCCCCGGTCTTGGAGTTTATGACGTTATACATCCCGGTGTCCGGGTCCTTCTCCACGTGGACCGGGTTGCTGTAGTCCGCCCTGTACACGGTTTCCTTGAGTTGAGGCTGGGACCTGTCAAAATGACGGTGGAGGTCGGCGGACGAAACCCGGTCGCCCTTGAAGACGTCATTGTACTTGGCGTTCTCTAGCTCCGCGTTCTTCACCCCAGCGGACTTCAACATGGCTTGCATCTGCTGAGGAGTGCCAGAAGGCTGCGGTAAATTGAGTGACGCTTCCGCCGCGTGAGAATACAGGCCCGACTTGTTCAACTTGCGGTCCACGGCACCGCCGCGCTGGAACGCGGGGAGGCCGTGCAAGATGTGACGGCGCATGGCGGGGGTCATCGGCTGTACCAGCGGGTCTTCGGTCGATTCCACGGGCGACACCGGGTCGATTGACGGGGCGGGCGGGTTCAATGGATCGTCGTCAACCGGTCCGCCAGCGGCCCTGCCCACCCGTCCGCCATACATGTAACTCTTATCCACGATTTCGATGGGATCGTGATGGAACAGCACGTAGTTACGCGTAGTGTTATCGTCAATCCACTTGTGCATCGCATCCTTGCTGCCCTTGGCTACGAGCTGCCCCATCTGGTTGACGACTTCCCAGTCGTGGCCCTTGTTGCGGGGCGGCTCGATCTGGAACTGGCGCGAACCGGCGTCGAGATAGCGGATACCGGGGACGCCCATAGAGTAGAGCAGCTCCGACGCGGTCTTGGGTTCGCCCAGCGCGTCGTACAGGCTCTGGCCCGTCACCTTGGCCCCGGCGTCGTAGCCGAACGCATTCGACATCTTCTGTACTTGCTGATGCAGCTCGTGGAGGCGGCGGGCGGGATGGTTGTGCAATTCCATCCAGCGATTGTGTTCAGGCGTATCCCACGGGTTCGCGCCGTGCTTGCCTTCGAAGAAGTCGTTCGACAGCTTCTCGTATTCGTCATTCAGGCGGGCGGCAGCTTCGTGCCCGCCATGGTAATCCATGACGCGATTGAACACCGACGGGTCGTCGCGCAGCGGTTTGTCCCAGTCGAGGAAATGCTCCTTCTTGGCCTTGATCTTCGCCTTGTACAGGACGCCGCGAGGAGCGGGGAGGATGCCGCTCAGGCGCTTGTAACCAGCCATCGCCTCCGGAGTAACGAGGCCCCCCTTGCCGGTGTTGGAGATGATGTGGGCCAGCGTATCGACCACGTCATCCTTGTCGCGGTGATGGCGGAACGCGGGGTGGTAGCCCATCTCCTTCCGTATGGCGTCGGGCGAGGTGTCGACGTTGCGGCGCTGGCGGAAGTTCTGGACGAACGCGTGGGTGGCGTCCATCAGGTTATGACGCTTGGCCAGCGCCTCCTTGTAAGACTTCGCCACCGTATCCTTGTCGGCAAAGTACAGGCCGTGGCCGTATACCTGTGCGCCCTCGCCCGAACCGATCCTCGAGATGTCGAACTTATCGAACTCGTGCGGCGACCCATGATAGACGTAGAAGCCGTCCTCGTCGTCCGCGTCATCGGAGACATTGCCGCCGTCAGCTCGGCGAACACCGCTTATGCGTTGCTGCAACCAATTCATTATGGCGCGGGCGTTTGGCCGGTCAAATTCGTTGGAGTGCACGTTCCTGCCTGTGTGCGTATCCGAAACGTCAACGCTCATTTCCTTGCCGGGGTAGTGCTTGATGTGGCCCGAAACGGCCTTGGCCACTTGCTTGAACGTCGGCATCCTGACCACCGATATGCCAAACCCCGGAGCATTGCGCACCGCCCCAGTTTCATGCATGAACTTATGTGTGGCTTCCGAATTGGAATCAGAATCCACGAAGTCTGACACGTCGCCATGATCGGTCATACGGCGACCGTGCATGTAATCAGGACCCCCCTTGGGGATGAAACGGTCACCATGGCGCACATAGCTACCATCATCGTGACGGCCCGAAAAGTCGAGCGACGTGCCATCGGGTAGAATGTACCCCGTTTCATCGTGGTTGTCGGTGACTCCAAACTTGTGAACCGCACTGCGAATCATATCGTCGTCAATTGCACCACCGTCGGCCTTGTTGATTCGCCCGCCGGTCGCCGCCATGATGTCGCTTTCGTGCGCGCGGGATGGGTCGAACTTGGCGTGGCGCGAACGGATCTGGTGGGGCTCGAACGCGATGTAGTTGGGTACGTCGCGCGGTCCTTCAAACTGATTGTAATATTGGATGCCGTCGTAGCCGAACTCGGACAGAAGCGACTTCAGATCGGCACCGAATTCGTTCTTCAGTCGGTTGCGCTCTTCATCATAGTCGAACACGCCGTCATTGTCTTCATCGGCATCGGGGTTGTGCCACGCGTCATCCTGCAGGTCAGTCAGCTTCTTTAGGTGGTGCTGCGCCAGCTCCAGCACCGGTTTTTTCAGCCTTTTCGGCAATTCCCTCATGTGTGCCATATTCGCCCACGACTGGGGATGGTCCCACTCGCCGGGATCTATCCCTATGTTCAGCGGGTTCTTCAATTTCAGGCGCACCGGGTAGGTGGTGCCGTACTCGGTCCAGTTCTCGGGGAAGTCGTCATACGAGCGCCCCATGTGCCACTGGCGGCGCTTGTCGGAAGCCGCTTCCGCCGTCTTGGGGCTTTCACCGAAATGAGCGCCGAGGTCGTTATGAGTCCAGAATTCCTCGATGTCCGAGGCGGGCGACCAGTGATAGCCTTCGCGGGTGTAGCCCTGCTCTTCGGCGCGGCGCAGACGGGACTGCGGATCGTCGGGCAATTCGTCCACGGGGCCGCCCGCAGCCTTGGCCACCGTCAATCCGGTAAAGGGTTGTACGCCTTCCTGCAGACGTTTCCACTTTTCTGCCCCATGAATGGCTTCCAGCTTCGGGCTGCGCACCAGATGGGTGGTATGCTCGACGCTGCCGTCGGCGTGTACACGTTCCACCCGGTAGCCGTACTCGCCGTCGGGGTCCTTGGGGTTCACGTAGTACCCCGCCACCTTGAAGGGGGGCAATCGGCGCGACCGCGAATGTTCCGTGGTGAAGCGCGTTCCCATGACCATCGGCAGGTGGCCAGCATCCAGATGACGGCGCAGGGCCTCATTCAGCTCTTTCGACCTTTCCGATATCTCAGACTGTAGGTCGCGGTGGAACCCCATCAGCTTTCGGGTTTCGTTCAGCTCCGGGATGCTGGATGCATTGCCGCCCAGACGCGTGGTGGTGTCCATCACCTCCTTGCTGGTGAAGTCCACCGGACCGCCATCGGCCTTGGCCGTCCACATGTTGACCGATGAATTTTCATCGATTGCCCTGTTAACGTCGTCCAGCGACGCCGTTTCGTTTCCGGCCATGCGGCGGCCCGCAGCATACGCATTCTTGGCCGCAGCCTTGGACGATACCTGCCCCTGCAGACTGGGAAAGTCCCTCAGCACGGCCCGCTGCAGCAACTTTCCGATGCCTTTTCCACGGTGTTCTTCCGGCACGAACAGGTCAATCACCGACGCGGATCGCGGACCTTTGGGGCGGGTCACCACCGACATGTAGCTGTTGCTGGGTCTATGGACATACGTATGCTTGTGCGACCCGTCTTCTATATACGGGGCGGGTTCCGGCTTCGTGCGGACAATATCGTCACCGACGGGGCCGCCGTCGGCCTTGGCGGGAGCAAGGCTGCGGAACACTTTTTCCGGCGCGGCGTCGGACGTGAAATATTCACCCGGCTGCGGCACGAGATCGTCGTGCATTGACGGTCGGCCCTTGCCGTACTCGCGCCCCACGATGACGCGGGCCGGGGCGTGGGTGAACCCGGCGCGGCGCAGGGCTTCGAGGCGATGATTGCCTTCACCCAGCAGGGCGGTGCGGCTGTCCTTACCCACTGACAAGATTAGTGGTTCATGTAGACCATTGGCCTTGATGTCCTCCGCCAGAGCGTCGAGCTGCTCGTCGGTCATGCGGAACTCGTTGCCCTTGAGCTTGGACAGCCATTCGACCGGCACGTCGTCCACCAGACCCTTGTAATTCTTCCACGAGTCGCCCCAGTGGTTGGTATACGGGGTGCGGCGGGGAGCGTGAACCGGCCCGCCGTCGGCGTGGACGGCGCGAGGGACGCCCGGTAGGTACTTGGACGGGTGTACCTGCCCGGGGGCGCGTCGATGGGCTTCCTTGGCCCTCTCCTTGTCAAGAAGGCCCGGTTTCGTGCGGCGGGCAACGATCAGCGCGGCGCGGATGTCCTTGTCGCTCATTTGGGTGCCTTCTTCGACTTGTCTTCACCTTCGGAGGAGATCTGCGCGGCCAGCTCGTGAGCGTGGCGGATGTGGTCCGACAGGATGTCGCGGTGCTGGACGCCGTGTTCATGGTCGTGCTGCTTGGTCGCCGCGATGGAGTCGGCCTCCAGCTTCATCTTTTCGATGGAGATGTCTGCCTGACGGTCGAGGTCACGGTTGCGGTCGTCCACGGCGGCGCGTTCCTGCTTGAAGTCCATGTCCTGCGCCTTCAGACGGAGGTTGGCCTCCTTCAGTTTATTTTCCATCGGGTCGGTGACTTCACCGCCCGCCGCGAGGCCCTGCGCCTTTATCATGGTGTCCTTCACCTTGGCCTGAGCCACCATGGTGCGCGAATCCGCGTCCTGCTTCTTGATCTGCAGCTCCGCCATCTTCTCCTTGACTTCCGGCGGCGGTTCGGCCTGAGCCGACGGCGGGGCCATGAACTGCTCCGGATTCGTCCAGCCGATGGCTTGCAGCGCCGCCTTGTCCACCGCGATGGGGTCATACAGCGTCGGGTTTTCCTTCATCAGCTGCTTCAACGCCATGACCTTCATCAGGCGCTGTGAATGGGACGCGGTGTTGGGGTCGGCTTGCGGCACGAGGTCCGAATTGTCGAGCGCCTCGATGAACAGTTGCTCGTTCCAGCGTACCTTCGACCGGCGCGACTTGTTCATCTTCTTTCGGCCCGACTGCCAGAACGACTCGGGGTTGTCGCGGAAGCAGCCCGCCAGAAGCTCGAATTCCTTGGCTTGCGCAGTGTGCATGCGCTTGTGCACCGAGTTCAGTATCTTCATCGCCTGTTCGATCAGCGCCAGCGTGGTGCCGACGGGGGCGTCGGCGCGGCCTTCCCCCACCTGCATCTCGGAGGTGCCGCCGACCCTCTGGCCCGTCTCCGCCATGTTCTGGACGAGCTGCATCAGTGCGGGCGACGGCTCCTTGTAGGGAAGCGGCATCACCGCGTCCTTGATCGGCAAGCCGTTGGTCTTCACCAGCGCCCCGCCGCCCGGGGGAACGCGGAAGATGTTGGTGTTCTGCCTCGCGCCCGAATCGGCCATCAGGAAGCCCGGGAACGATGCGAACATGCCGGAATCGAGCAGTTCGCGCCACGCGGCGGTGACGGCGTTCGTGGTGTTGCCGAGAATGTTGAGCAGCCCGAGGTCGTGGAATCCGAAACCCGGCACGAAGGTGTACTTGACGAAATTCTCCCTCGCCACCGGCAGCGGCGATTCGCCGTCCTCGTCATAGTTGCGGACGATGGAAAGGATCTTCTTGGTCGACACGTCGATGGTGACGCGGTACGGAATTTCGAGGCCCGTCTCCTTGCCCTTCAGCTTATGCTCGTAACCCTTGATGTCCAGTTCGCAGTAGCATTCGTAGATTTCGCGGTCGCGGTCCTCCGGGTTGCCGCCACCCGAGGCGGACACGCCCTGCTGCGCATCCTTTTCGAGCTGCAACGCGTCCTTCTGCGGCAGCATCGGCGTGGACAGTGGCTCGTCCGAATAGACGCCGAGTATCTGCATGCGCCGCACCGTCGACGGCTTCATGTAGATGCGGTGGGTGACGCGCTTGGCGTTGGCGAGGTCGGTGGCCGACTCGTTCACGATCAGGTCGGAGGCGTCGACCGTCTCGCTCACGGGGCGCTGGCGCAACGGGCAGAAGTACACCTTCTTGAACGCCATGCCGCCGAACCCGAGCATCAGCAGCATGCGGTCGGTGTCGGGATAGTATTCGGTGGCCACGGCGGTCAGGTAATGATTGAAGTCGCGTTCCAGCGCGGTGGCCAGCTGGTCTTCACCAAGGTCCGCCGCGTTGTCGTCGTTGCGGATCTTCACCGGCCCGTCGGTGGGCAGCAGTTCCGACCGGGCGTTGGCTTGGAAGCGCAGCACGGCTTCGAGCAGCAGCGGATGGCGGACGCGCGACATGCCCTCGACCGGTGCGCCTTCGCCGGTGCCCGCAGACGACGGCAGTTCGACCTTGAGGCCCAGCAGCTTCAGACCGACGGCGCGGTTCTCCACCCAGTCGGTGCGCGAACGCTTGTCGTCCTCGATGCCGCGCATCAGCTCTTCCGCGATGCGGCCCCGTTCCATCGCGTCGATGTCGTCGAGCAGGTTGTCGAACCAGTCGCGGTTCTGCGAGTTGTAGCCCGGGCCGGGTTCCAAGGGCTTGCCGTCGAGCGAAATGGTGACCGAGCCGTCGGGGTGTTCGATGGAGATGACGTTGCCGAGCTGGTCGACGCGCGAGGCGTCCTCGCCCTCCACGTGTTCGATCTGGACGTCGCCGTCCTCGAATTCGTTATCTTCCGGCTGCGGTGCCGGTTGGCGGATCGAAGGGGACAGTCCCGGCACCAGCGACATTCAAGATTTCCTCGCTCAACTCTGCAATGGGCGGCATTCTACCACGGGACGCGATGGAAAGGCAAATCCACTGAAACGCTGCACTTACACGTCGTACAGCGGCGGCGGGTCGCGCCCGACGTGGCGGATTGACGATTCCATCTGGTCGACGTATTCGGTGGAGCGTATCAGCATGCCGGTGTGGCGCAGCCAGCGCAGGGCTTGGGACACGGTGTCGGCGAGGTCGTCGTGTTCGGCCCGGGGAACGGTGGCGCACTGATTGATGACGGCATCGGCCCAGCGCCGGTCGGGCGCGTACACCAGCCCTTCGGCGAACAGATGCTGCACCGAATAGAGCCTCGCCATCTTGTCGACGCTGCCGGGGTCGATGATCTGGACGCTCCAGTTCTCATTCGAATAGAGGCGGCGAAGCTCCTGCGCCACCGAGTGTCCCGATGCTTTGCCTTCGATCAGTAGCATGTCGATGCGCATCGACTTGCACGACCGGGCAACCTTTTCGACCAGCTCGTGCAGCTCCAGCCGGTCGGCCCATGCATTCATGAGCAGGATCTTCGGGTGCTGCTGCGCGAACTCGCGGCGCATGTCGTCTAGGGTCGGCATCAGCGTTCCATCGCGGGCCACGCGCTTGGTCGGGTGCGCCACGGTGTCGGACGAATAGACGCCCCAGATCGTCAATGCGGACGGGTCGTTTTCCTTCTTCACAGTGAACGCCGTATCGAGTGACGCCACGATGAAGTCCATCGGCGGAAACGCGTCTTCGTCCCACAGCTGCCAGTAGTCACGCTTGATGATGCCGCCGCCGCGAGGTTCCGGCGTCTGCTGGTGCTGGCCCGCCACGGCATACGAACCCATCACCCGTTCGTCGCGTTCCACCACGTCGAGTGGAAAGCGCTGCGGGAAGATTAGTTCGCCTTCGGCCTGTCTCGGGTCCACGAGGCCCAGCATCGTCGGCATCGCCCGCGACGGGTCGTAGCGCATCGGCAGCATGATGTGGTCGTAGCCCAGTTCGTTGTCGAGGATCGCCCCGGACACGTCCTTCATGTGAAGGCGCTGCATGATGACCACGATGGCCGAGCGCTGCGGATTGTTGACGCGGGACGGAATCGCTTCGAGGAACGTCTCGACTTCCGCTTGCCGCATCGTGTCGGAAGACGCCGAGTCTACCGAATGCGGATCGTCAATGATGACACGATCGCCGCGAATACCGGTCAATGACGTGATGGCGGTGGCGATGCGGAAGCCCTGTGCGCTGTTGACGAAGTTCAGCTTTTCGTTCTGGTCGCGGGCCAGCGACACGCGGTCGCCCCAACGCTTCTGATACCACTCGGAGGTAATGAGCTGGCGCATGCGGCGCGAGTCGCGGGCCGACAGGTTCTCGATCTTGTGCGCTGCGCAGACGTAGCGCAGGTGCGGCATGTTGCGCGGTCCCCATTCCCACGCGGGCCAGAACACGTTGAGGATGAGCGACTTCATCATGCCGGGTGGAATGTTGATCAGCAGACGGTTGTAGTACTTTCCATCGTCGAACTGTACGCCGTCAGTGATCGCCTCCAAGTGTTCGCAGATGAAGTCGATGTGCCAGCCGTGCACATAGGGCTGTCCCGGCTCTACGACGGCCCACGACTGGCGTATGAACTCCACCAGCGATTCTTCGGCGTCTGCCTTGTCGATGTCAAAGAGAAGGGCTTCGTGGTCCAGCGAAGCTATATCGACTTTCGATAAGTCGAGCTGGAAAGGATGACTCATTTGTCGGCGATGGCCATGATGGCGTCTGGCTTCGGGGCGTTTTCAGCTACCGGCGGCATGAATGCGATACCGGCACCAAGACGGATCCGGTCATGAAAGTCTTCGTCGGTGACGATCGCCTCCTGCCTTTTGCCGTGGCAGTACGCTACGAACACCGTGGCGCACGTCTTCGCATCACGAAAGCACTGAAGCATCTCCACCATCTTGTTGCAGACGAAGCAGCGCGGCATAAGGGGCGAAACGTCATGGTGGTCAAACATCACTTCTCTCCATCGTCATGTTCAATCGTCTTCATATCACGCTCTGCCTTGCGTTCGGCAGCGGAAACAAGAAGCTGCCGCAGCATGTCGCGCTCTTCACGGTCGAGCAGATTGACGTCGACCTTGTTCTGTATCTGCACCGGCCCGCCGTTCGCGCCGGTCACTTCGATCTTCTCCTTGAAGATGCCGAGGTGCTTGCCGAGATCCTGCAACGCCGCCCGCTTGTCGTGTAGCTTGAAACGCGTCTTGCGAATCATGCGGACGTTGTCGCCCTTTCCTTCCGGGACCTCTTCAACGATGACTTCAGCGATCGCCGCCATCTGCTTTCGATCGATCTTCGACAGGTCGACGTACGCTGTGCCGTCTTCCTGCACCCGCACGTAATCGGCCATGTTCGCAAAGCCGATGTTCGCCAACTCTTCGAGGACGCGGGACACGGTAACGACTGACGTGACTGATGCGGCATGCGATTTCAATTCATCGATGCGTTCCGCGATGGCGGGACTGTGGAGCATCTTGGACGCTTTCACTGCCACGGTGCCGGGATTCGTGCTGAACAGTATGCCCGACGAACGCACCGCAACGGTGGACGGCGTTCCCTCAGCGATGAGGCGGGCGAACATTTCGTGCTTGGAGTTTTTGAGCGGCGGCATGGCGACAAAAAAGCACAGGAGCATGGGCGAAGCCAATCCACCATGCCATTTATCCCCGCCTTAGGGTTGCGGCTTACCCATGTGGTACTCCGTTACCGTTTCACGTGTAGCAGCCGTTCTTTATTTTGCTGTAAATACTTGACAAATCATATGACGGTGTGCTGAAGTGAAACTTCACGACACGGCAACACAGGAGATGACTACCATGGCCACCAACTACAAGGGACGCCGCAAGACCCGCAAATATAGCGAATGGCACTATTGGGAGCAGCTGCCCCCCGCCATCCGCCTCCGCATCACCGCTTCCGTCCAGCCGTGGTCGGCGGGCTGGGTGCTCACCAAGTACAAGCAGCTCCGCACCAAGATCGGGGAAGCCCGCGCCATTCAGGCGATGCTGAACAACCTCGACTACTGGGACCAGTCGTTCGTCGACACCAAGGCTTGGATCCCCGGCGGCGGCTCCGAGCGCAACCAGCCCTCACCGTGCAAGGTCTGCGACGTGAAGCCGTTGATCAGCAAGGTGAACGTAATATATTGACAAATAGTACTACGCCGTGCTTTACTTCCAATCACGGGCAATACCGCCCACCACACAGGAGACTACCATGACCAAGCTCACCGACACCCAGCAGATCATCCTCACCGCCACCATCCGCAACAAGGGCATCGTCCCGACGCTGGAGCGGTCGCACTCGAAGGTCGATCCCCGCGCCTACGGCATGGCGGTGGTCGGCCTGATCAAGCGCGGCATGCTGGAGCCGTCCGGCCCCGCCAAGGAGGGCGAATACGCCAAGGAGGGTCGCCGCCTGATCGCCGTCGAGACGGACGTCCCCGCCGACGCAGCCCGCGCCTCGTCCCCCGCCCCGGTCAAGGCCGCAAAGCCCGCCCGCAAGGCCCGCGACGAAGACGAGGAAGACATGGAAGAAGACGAGGAAGACATGGAAGAAGACGAGGAAGACATGGAAGAGGGCGAGCAGGGCGAGGCGGAAGCCGACGAGGGCGACGAGGATGAAGAGGTCAGCCACTCGATCGTCCCGCCCAAGTACCGCCCGATCTACCGCGAGAACACTTCGCACCCCGGTCGCCAGAACAACGGCGATGCGGTGGCCCGGTTCCTCGCCGACCAGTTCCTCGATGACGAAGACCGGCTGGTGATCGGCGAACTGGCCCAGTTCGCGGTCGAGAACAGCATCGACCCGTCCAAGTACAGCCACCTGAGCAACGGCCAGATCCGCATGAACATCGGCAACCGCGTCCGGGGCCTGATCCGCCGGGGCATCGACGTCCGCCACAAGGGCAAGGTGGTCTTCGAAGGCGAACGCCAGCCGGAAGGCGAGGAGAAGCCCAAGGCCCGCAAGCGCAAGTAATTACGCGCCCCACCGCCGAGACTGCCAGCCCCCGGGGAACCCTCCGGGGGCCAAACTTATGGGGCGTCCAGTGCATAACCCGCGTCCTGCCCCGGAGAGGCCACTCCGACGCCCGCTCATCCTCCAAGCTATGTTAGTAGCTACCCCCCTTTTTCTCGCCCGACGGAGTGGCCTCTCCGCCCCGGAACGACCCCATCGGACCCGCCACTGGACTCGTCCCTTCCCAAGGTTGGTTAGTTTTTTATTTCTCTCTCTGTGGTGGAAGAAAAAATAGTAGGAGGAGGGGACCGGGGGGAGGGTAGGAAGAAGGACGGGACGACGGAGCGGCGCGGGATAACCGAGCATATAAACCACCCATCGCGGCGTTTCGTCATTGTATTCGGTTTTACCCTGTTCAACCCCCTAACCATTCAACCCTCACCATTTTCATAGTAGGGGTTATATACTACCCGGTGTTTAATCTTGACAAGTCCCTATAGGGGCTGCTCGATTGTCCGCCCAAGACAGGAGCCATATATGCCTAAAGCCACTACCATTGAACCCTCTAACCATTTCAGCCCCATCGACTACTGGGATTTGGGGTTGTCAGTCTTCCCCGTCCAAGTAGGGGGTGGAGTGGTGCGTCCGCCCGACAAGTGGCAGTCTTGGTGTCATAACATACCCCCAGTCCCCCTACGCGACAGTTGGCTCCGGGGTCCTCTCTTTCCAGATAGTATATCCGCCGTCGGGCTGGCCACCGGCAAAGTGTTCGGCATCCACCACCGTCTGGTCTGCCTCGATATCGACCACCCCGGTCTGGTACGTTGCCTGACATATCTCTTTCCCTCTCCGTCTGGCCGTTTCGGATCCAAGGGGGTGGGTCTGTTCTACCGCGTCGCCAAGGAGGTGGACGACCTCAAGAAGTCACACAACTACATCGTCCCGGGGCGGGGATCTCCGGCGGTGGAATACCTGTCCTCCGGGCGCTTCACGTTCATCCCGCCGTCCGTCCACCGCAAGACCGGCAAGCCGTACCAATGGGTGGGCCGTCCTCTGGTCAACGTGCTGGACCAGCTGCCGGAACTCACCGTCAAGGACCTCAAGGTCATTCAGGCCATCGCCACCCTCGACGTCGACGGGGCGACCATCGACAACCTGACGACCGGCGAGAGCACCCACCACCCGACGCTGGCGCTCGTCGCCCGTCTCGTCGCCTTTGGCCTCGACCCCGAGCGCATCGTGAATGCAGTGACGCTGCTGTTCCCCGCCACCTACAAGGGCGACACCCTGCGGCAGATCCCGGAGATGGTCAACTCCGCCTTCAAGAAGGGCTTCGACAAGAAGTCCGAGAAGCCCTCTGATCCGGACCTGTCCGACGACGATTTGAGCGACATCTTCTCCGACTGGCACTACGTCACCAACATCAACCGCATGGTCAACTCTGCAGACAAGGTGATCCTCGACAAGGACCGCTTCGATTCGGTCATGGCCAACCGCATCCGCCGCGCCATGAACATTTACGTGCAGTGGCCCGGGCGCTCCATCAAGTCGAAGGTGACATACCTCCCCGGCCAGCCCGCCGTCATGCAGGACGCGGTCAACATGTGGAGGCCCACCGAGCTGAACCCCAAGGACGGCGACGTGAAGCCGTGGCTCGACCACATCGCCCTGTACTACACCGGGGCGGAGGTAACTCACATGCTCGACTGGATGGCCCATTGCCTCCAGCGCCCGGGCGTGAAGCCCGGCCACGCCCTGCTCATGGGGTCGAAGTACGAGGGCGTCGGCAAGGACCTGTGGCTGGTGCCGGTGCGGGCCGCGTTCGGTTCGCACAACGTCTCCGAGGTCGGTGCGGATTCGCTCACCTCGTCATTCAATGAGTGGCTGGCGCACAAGCACCTCATCATCATTCAGGAGGTGTGGACGGGGGCGAGGCGCGAGCTGTCGAACCAGCTGAAACCCCTGCTGTCGTCGCCGCCCGATCAGATCATGGTGAATGAGAAGAACGTGTCGCGTTATCCCGTTCCCAACATCTGCGCCACCATCATGCTGACCAACCACAAGGACGCGGTGTCGATGGCGGCGGAGGACCGGCGCTATTTCGTCACTTGGACCGAGAACCCGCCGCAGGACGCTACCTACTACAAGGGCTTCGCCGACTGGGTGACCGACCCCGAGAATCAAGGCTACGTCTACGATTTCCTGCTGCGCCGCGACCTCGTCCACTTCAACATCAAGTCGATCCCGCCCAAGACCATCGCCAAGGAGGAGATGACCGACGCCACCATGACCAAGAGCGAGAACCTCGTGGTGGTGGTACGCGACATCCTGCACGAGATGGACCTCAAGGAGGCGGTGGCGTCGGGGCCGCTGTACGATCAGCTGCGCGTCGTGGCCCCCGACATCGCCCGGGAGGTGGTAAAGGTGCCGATATCCAGCCCCCGTTATCCGATACGCATGGCGTTGAAGATGCTGGGGTACGAGACGCTGGACCAGAAGGGCATTCGCAAGGTGGCGGGCAAGGTGCGCTTCGTCACCGTGTACGCCCGGGCGGAGCGTAAGGAGGAGTTCGAGAAGATGCGCCCGGTGGACCTGTTCGACATGGTGATAAACCCGGTAGAGTACTGAGACTGCAAACGTAAAACTACTACAACTGGAGACATGAAATGACTTGGCACGTAGTACTGGACCCCGATCATGCCGCCGCGCCCGAGCGCGTGGGCGACGACGAGAGGGTGTGGACCTTGAGCCGCGATTCGTTCAGGCCCGGGTGGGAAACCGACAGGGGGAGCGACGGTTATGGCCTGTGCCGCGCCGACGCGCTGGAGCTGGCGCAAGCCGCCAACACGGTGGAGGCGATGGGCAAGGACCTGACCCGCGCCCGCGCCGAGGTGGAAAACTTGCGGGCTGCGCTGTTCCACATCGCCAACCACCCGGTGTGGAAGGATGCACTTGATCGCCATTCGGCACTAACCAAAACGCACCCCGACGATCGCCCCTTGAACGAGGCGGACCTCGTGTATGGCTTCTACGAGGGTGACGTCCCCCGTTACTCGCAGGGGCCGCGCCAGTCAGAGGTACAGGAGCTTATGACGGCCAAGGAGGCAAACGCTCTGGTGCAGCAGATCGTCGAGTTGAAATCGAGATTGCAAAGTCTTAACATTGGAGAAGAGTGATGAGCGAACAGGATTTCAAGTGGTATTACTCCACCGACGGCGGGGAACGCTACTACGGCCCCTGCGATACGCGCGACGAGGCGATCGCGGAGGGGACCTCCAACGTCATGGACGACGAACCGTTCATGATCATCGAGGCCACCAAGGGCAAACTGTGCCTCAACGTATTCGATGATATCGGTGAGAGGATCGATGATGCCAACGAGGACATGGGCGACCCTGATGGCGACCCCATCTCGTCCAACGTCCCCGCCGAGGCGTGGAGCGAACTGCAGAGGCTCCTGCATGGCGTCACCAAGGACTGGGCCGATCGGCACAACGTCCACGCCAACGTATGGCAGTTCGCCAAGACCCGCAACGAGGAAACCATCAATCCGTCAGACAACGTGGACATAGGGTGGATAGAATGACCGACGTTCAGCAGCAATCGCGGCCATTGGTGCCGTACCACCAGCCAGTCAACCGCGTCTCAATGTGGACCGAGGCGATGGTAGCCGACCTCATCACCCTGTGGGGGGAATCCAACTCCGCTTCCGTGGTGGCGGCTAAGATCTTCGAGAAGCACCGCGTCGCGGTGTCCCGCAACTCGGTGATAGGCAAGGTCCACCGCCTGTGCCTCGACGGCGTGATGCAGAGACGCGCTGATCACGCCGTGCTGGTGGAGAAGCGGCGCATGCCGGGAAAGGCCGCACTCCGCGTCCCATACCCCAAGGTGCGCAAGGTGCCGTCCCCTTCCGTCCTCGATCACGGCGGCACCCCGATCCATCTGGCCGACGGGTGTCTGTTCTCTACTGGCATGTCCCGGGATGGGACTTATCTGTTTTGCAACGACACGAAGCGCGACGGATCGTCATATTGCGAGCATCACCACCATCGCTGCATTAACCCCGTACCGTTGAAGAGGCTGAGATGACCAACCTAGAACGCATGGCCGCACAAATCGCTGAGGAGATGAACGGCGGAGAGTTCAGCGATAACAAGTGGTACAGTGGCACCCATCGAACGTCATGGATGAGCGCAGTGAAGCCGTTCCATGATGAGATCGACCGCCTCACAGCGGAGGTGGAGCGTCTCACGCTCAACGGCATCCACACCCGTAGCGACGAATGTCAGCGGCCATTGTGCGTTGCGAGGCGGGAGAACGCACGGCTGCGGGAGGCGCTGACAGCATCAGAACGCGCCATTTCTGAATACTATCGTTATTGGACG